ATTAAAAAAGTATTAAAAAAGTATTGATTTTTTAAAAACGATATGTTATAATGGAAATACAATCAAAGAGCAATGATTGTAAAAAATATTAAAGTAAAGTAAAGGTAAAGGTATAAAATGAATAAAAAAGTAGTTTTTAGGAATACAGAAAAACCAAACCAAATCGCTAGCAAAGAATGGTGTAAAAAACACGCAAAAAAACTAAAAAAAGTAGGTATTAAAGAAAAAGATTTATTAAATATTTCTTTTGTAATTGTCAAATAAATTAAGGATAAAAAAATAATTAAATAGAATGGGGCGGGTAAAAACGCCCCACCAGATTAAATTAAACGGAGATAAATAAGATGAATTACTTCAATTTTTACTATAACACTTTTGATAATAAAAAATTAAATGGTATTTTTACTGGTGAAGATGAAATTCAAAATTTTAGAAAATTTATTGATTTACTAAAAATGCGATGTGATTATGATTATGCTGATTATGGATTAAGTGAAAAAATAGTTTTTCAAATACCGAAAGAATTAAAAGGAAAAAAGTTTTTCAATACAGTATTAAAAGATTATGTGGTATTTTCGCCAGATAGTCAAGGTAACTGGGGCGATTATGATGTAAATTCAACAGTTTTCACAGCTGATTGGAATGAAGCAGTTGAAAATGCTTACCACCATATAGAGCAACTGATTGATTTAGAAGAAGCCGAATGGGAATAAAAAACAAGGGGGCGATAAAAAGCCCCCACCATATAAATATAATTAACAGATAAGTAAAGGATTGAAAAAATGAATAAAAAAACTACTACTTCAAAAACTATTGCTAACCGTAAAAAAATGGCGGAAGAAAAAAACCCAAATGCTAAACTTAAGCAACAAATTAAAGAGCTTAAAAAAGAAATCTTAAAGAATAAAGTTCAAGCAGTAGCGGATTGGATTAAGGGGTTGATTTAAAAACCCCTTACGATAAAAAAACAATTAACAGATAAGTAAAGGATTAAAGAAATGAACGAAGCATTACTAACAGATAAAAACATTTTAACATATGAATATTTTACAGATAAACTATTAGATTATAAACCCGAAGAAGTATTTGTATTTTTTAACCACGACAATGGGTATTGTATAAGAAGAGTATTTTTTGATAACTTATATAAAAATACCGAAGAGATTGGCGATGAAAAAATTATAGCTGTTGATATAGATAAAAAGAATATTAAAGATAAAGCACGGGGGTATTTTAAAGATTTATATAAAGAAGCTGGACTAACCCATCAACCAGAAGCTGGATTAGAAAAATACATTGAAGATATGGAATGGTAAAACTAAAGGGCGGAAAAATAAACCGCCCTTACCATAAAAAAAATGAATGAAAGGTAAATAATTATGATTAAGATAAATGATAAAACTTTAAAAGCATTAAAGGAACAACTAGAAACTATACAAGAAAATGGAATTTATAATGTGGGATTTTTCTTTGGTATTTTTAAAGAGATACCAGCAGATGAACTATTATATTACGCCGAAAAAGCTATACAAAATGGATTGGTCGATTACAAAATTAAAGACGAAACTTTAAAAGATATTGCTTTACAAGCTTATTTGGATGATTTAAACCCTGATGATGAAGATGACTTAAAAGAATTTTCACTCATTTGTAAATACTTTTTAAGCTATAACGCTTTTAAAAAAATATACGAAGCAAAAGAATAAATTAAAGGGGGCGAACTATAAGCCCCTTATACCTTTACATCATTACACCAGCAGTTAGGTTGCCTTTACTATTATAAAATCATTGCTTAACACTTATCAAAATATCTAGCTGTTGGTGATATGGTGTAAAGTTTTTTTTGTTTTGTAAATTTGTTTTGCTGTGAACTACTTAAGCAACACCACCGCCACCACCACGGTGGCTTTAATTTATATCACTATCACCACAAGAAAAATAAAAAAATAAAAAAAAGGAAAAATGGAAAATCTAAACCGCAAGCGTCGTAAAATGTGTATTGTGCGACATTATATAAAAATATAAAAAAGGTATGAAGTATCATCTTTTGTTTTAAACGAGCATACAGGACGATTATTGGCGTCGTATGAGATTATAAAGATATATAAAAATTATATGAAATTATAATAATATAAAAAAAGTATTAAAAAACTATTGACTTTTGAGATATGGTGTGCTATAATGGTATCATAATAAAGATAACAACAATGACAACCACCGCAAGGTGGGCTGACTGAAAGGAAGAGGAGCATATAAATTATGGCTAAAAATGTTTATACACTACAACATTACAAATTAATAATTGATAACAAAGAGGTTTGGCTGTTCGAAGTGCGAGCATACTCAACAGACTGGAATGCTTTATATTATTTTGGCGAAGGTATTTGCAAAGGATTAAAACCCTGCATTGAAGAACTTCAGGTAAGTAAAAAAGAAGCAATCAATCGTAAAAAAGATATGGAAGAATATATGTTAAAAACTGGTCGAGAGGTATATGACCAAAATAAACACGGTTTGTTAAGTATTGACTATACTTGGGTGTATGATGAAACAGAGCGTGCTTATGTTGGAAAATTAAAGGAGCAATAAAATGAAATATATTTATACAATGCGAGAATATAAACTAAAAATCAATGATAAGATTGTATGGTATTTTAGAGTGCAAGGCTATAAAGTCGGCTATAGTTTGTTAAGTGCTTATGAGGCGAACAAAAAAGCTGGAATGCTTTTACCTTGCGTGGAATATTTTTTAGAAAGCAAAACATCTGGTATATCTAAAATCGCTGGATTACAGAATATGGTAAAAGAAAATGGTGATGAAGTATATGATACTGATGTTCACGGTTTGTTAAACAATTATGATTGGAAATATGATGAAGAGACTAAAACAAATGTTGGAACATTAAAGGAACGGGAGCAATAAGATGAACGAAGAACTATTAACCGACCGAAATATCTTAACATATGAATATTTAACAGATAAACTATTAGATTATAAACCCGAAGAAGTATTTTTGTTTTTTAGTCATGATAACGGTTATGCTGTTGAAAGAGTATATTTTGATAACTTATACAAAAAAACTGAAGAGATTGGCGATAGCAATATTATTGAAGCAAGTAAAATAGCAATTGGACTAACGAGATTTGCTGAAGATTATTTATATGAACTAGTAAACAGTGAAGATAATGATATTGATGTAGTATATCTGGATTGTCTGAACGGAAAAAGAAAAGAATTTAAAAAAGAAGAATAATTAAACAAAAAGGCACCAGTATTGGTGCTTTTTTGTTTTGGTATCAAAAGACATCAACATCACCAACATAATCAAAAGCTATCACTATCATCAAAATCAAAACAATAAAAAAGAAAAAAATGAAAATTGGAAAAATAAAAAAATGTTTTAGAACTGGGAAAATTATAATATTGTGCGACATATTAAGTTTTTAAAGTAAAGGTCTAGACACTCAAAAGAAAAAGAAAAAGCTATTTGAGAGCATTCTAGGCGTGCTAGAATACTGGAAGAGATAAAAGCTTATAAAATTTTACAACTTCGTTGTGTTATAACATAAGCATAATCCAGTCCAGTCGGCACCACGCGAGTGGGTGGTAAAAGCAAAAAAACAAAAAAAAGTGTTTAAAAAGATATTTTGTGGAGCTTTTGTATCAACACCAGCAGAAACAAGTGTGCGAAGCACAAATAACAGCTGGTCAATATCAAAAAAGCAAGTGTTCCAGAAACAAGTGTTCCAGAAACAACTAGTCCAAATACAAATAATCCAAAAGCAGCGTGTTCCGTAAACAAGTATGGGAGGGTTTCTGACACAAAAGAGGCTTATACAGTAGAAATAACAGCTGATTAGTATCAATCTTTGAAAAAGTAGCCCCAAATCAGTGGTTTCCCTACTACACTATACCTCTTTTATATACCCCACCTCTATAAACTATTTTACAATTCTTACTGCTTCGCAGTATCCGTATGTAAATCGAAAATATGGGATTTTAGGGCTACCTTTTGGTTTTGAACGCAAATCAAGCCTTATAACACTTTTTTCAAATTTGTCAAATGGCTTGAAAACTGTTCAAATAACAGAGGTCAAATTGCTTCTGGTTATTCTGAAACCACTACCTTGTATTACATAGTACCTTGTGCAAAAAGGTAGCCCAAAAGGTAGCCCTAACTTGGGGCTACCTTGTACTACCTTTTTAACGCTTGTGCTTAAAATATCCAAAAGGTAGCCCAAAGGTAGCCCCAAACAAGGGCTACCTTTTCACCTCTGTTATTTCCAAAAGGTAGCCCTTTGACAGGGCTACCTTTTTTATGTTATAATAGTTGACAAACCACTAAAAATATTATAAATTCCACCATAACCATAATAAAAAAGCGAACAAAACATCAATTTCCACTGATACATAAGCATAATAAAATACTCAAAATAAAAAAACATATTATAACATATCGATTTAACAGAGGTCAGAAAAAGGTAGCCCTTTGACAGGGCTACCTTTTACATTACATAATACTATCTTTTTTTTCTAAAATATTGTATAATATGCTTTTTGTTCGCTTTTTGCCTCCGACACTTTTTTTTTATTTCAAATTATGTTATAATATGTTTTTTCGTTTAAATACTATTCCCTACCCCACTCTACCCACCCAAATACCTTTAACTTTTTATTGAATAAAACGATTTCATATAAAAATAACTATTGACTTTTAGTACCCACTGTGCTATAATAGAGCTATAAATCAAAGAATTAACAAATAGCTACAAATAACCACCGAAACCACCGTAAGGTGGGCTGACCGTAGGGAAGAGGTGGGCTGACTTAAAGAAAGAGGAGAATATTATGAACAAAGAATTATATCCAACTAACCCAGATTTTAATCCCACTGTGATTGTGCCAGAAGCTTATCAATCACTTAAACATAAACCGTTTCGACTTGGTGATTATTATTATCTACAGGAACCTACTGAAGAGCTACAACAATTGCTTAATAGCCCTACTGGGAGCTTGCCAGAGTTGCTTTCGCACATTTTCAATCGAACACATCAATCTCGCACTACGGTATTTCCAACACTGTATAAGCAGCTAACCGAATTAGTAATGTATACAAATACAATGACTAACAATTCACCAGCCTACACAATCAACCTACTGTTTCGAGAAAGTAAGTTAGCTGGCTTTCAATTTACTAAAACACTAACTGATACTGCTGACGGTCTTTACTTCACTAGTTATTATAATGCTCGGATTACTGAGAAACCGATTACAGCTGTGTTCGCTGTTTCAAATGCTCATTTGATTTCGCTTATCGACTTATTAGACGAATATGACCGCACTGGTTTTTATATCCGAACTGGTTATACTGCTCAAGCAAGGAAGACTATTAAAGGCGACCGATAATATCGTTTTATACTTGCTTTTAATGTCCTATGAGTGATATAATAAAAACATTAAATGTTTTTAATAGCTGATAAACATACGACAGTATGTTTTGAAGATAATAGAGAATATCAAATAAACTAAAAACTTATAAAGAAGAAAGTATAGAGCGAATGAATAATAGAAGTAATAAACAATATCAATTAGCTACACCACCCCAACTGGTGAAGAAGATTGATAATTTCTTTGAGCTTGCTCCACAGCTCAATGACAAAGCAGTCTTTCCCAACTTGGAGGAGTTGCAGAGAAACTGTGAAAATGTATTAAGACAATATTTTCTCAATCTGTCGTCGTTGATGTTGCTACCAATATCAACTGATACGACTGACCCACTAGCCCAACCGCTGACCACTATCACTAAATTTACACCAATTGACAAACGCAACCGTATCGACCAATTTTTAAACGAACATCCTAAACTTGACCGACAAGAATTGATACTTGAACTTGAAGAGAAACAGAAAGAGTTGCTCGCTCGCTTTGGTAAAGCATATCGCACTGAAGTCCCTAGCACCAAGTTCATACTCCATCTCTTCAATCTGCGACAGACAACTACGCAAGCGTTTTATATTTATCAGATACCATTTCAAAATAAATATAACAACGATATTGATTTATTAAAGACTTACATTGGTAAGCTCCAAGGCTTTGAGAATTATACTGCACGCAAGATTGACCAGTTGATTGATAACTTTAAAATTCACGCTCCAATGACTACACCTACTCAAGTGATGAAGTTCAAGAACTGTGCTATCCTCAACGGCAAGCTAATTCCTAACACCGACCATAACTTAGCCGACGGTGATTTTGTGGTAAATTCTGATTTAGTTATTCCAGATACCATTCCACAATCTGTTCAACAGTTTATCAATAACTTCACCACTAAAAATCCAGAAGTTCACGCTGAGTTAGACCAGCACCGTGAGCGACCATTTCTTGAACAAGAATTAGCTTATATGGCGTATAGCTGTTTTGCTCGTTATAAGATTGGCGATAATCGTTCGCCGTTTGGGGCTTTCTTTCTGTTTGAAGATGATGACGGTATTGGTGGTGGTAAGGGTAAATCGGCTTTCACCACAGCTTTAATCAATGTAATTAACAGTGGGGTTGATGATAAAAGCCCAAGTGCTGTAATGGCTGGGAGCTTAGACCCTAGCACGATTACGACAGACCAAGTTAAGATTAACGCTAGCCCCCGTCTGCTTAATAACTTATTTGAGCGAGCCAGAGGAACATATTCTGATGAAGAAGTTAAGTTCCTCAAATCAATGCGTGAAACCGACGCTACAGCGATTGGTAAATACCAGACCCAAGAAAAATCAGTTAGCTTCCGTGGTAATGTAATGATTTCTTCGAACCACATTCCACGCTTTCGTGAGATGAGTAATGCTTTACGAGAGCGGTTTTATGGTATCGAATTTACCTTAAAGTTTAAAGAGCGTGGTAATACTCAAGTTGATAAATTGTTAAACGACCCAGAGTTTTTAGGTGGTTTTGTTCGGTGGGCTTTTAGCTTTGGCTTTGACCAGTATGAAAAGCGTAAGTGGATTGATGAACACTTTAAAGAACAATTTGATAAGTTGATGACTAATAATAATGTTATTCTTCAGAATTTTTATACTGCGGTAGATAGTATGAACCAAGTAGAAACAGCTAGTGAATGGAAGATTTCCAAGCATAATATTGCCAGTTGCTCGAAGAGTTTCTTTAAAGAGATATTTGCCGAAGTCGCTGGCTCATTAGTTGGTGGTAATAAACTGACTGGCTATCGTGGACATTTCGCCAGTGGTGAGTATCAGTTTAATTCGTGGCAAAACTTTACGAGTTATCTGACCGAAGCGTTAGATAATAATACTTTAAAGGCAATCAATTTTAATGGGCGTGTAAAAATCAATGGTAAAGCTTATAAGCGTTTTGTAGTAGATTTGAATAAGCTACATTCAATGAGTTTTACTGATATCAATGATACACCAACCGAAAAGCAGTGGAAGAAAGATAACCATTATCACGAAGATACCAATGAAACAGTTGACACAGTAATTGATTATGATGAAGATAATAAACCTACGACGCTTGAAAGCATTACAAAACAACCAGAACCTACTCCAGAGCCTACACCGATTGAGAAAGAATTAGAAGAACCCCCAATTGAATTAGATGTTGAACCAGAACAATCATTTAATGAACAAGAACAAATTGAACAACCTAAACCAGTTGAAGAAGAAACTGGACAATTAGAAGAACAGAAAGGAAAAGTAATGGCACAGATTGAGAACGGTGAAGTTGAGCTAACCGAACCAGATAGTCCATTTAACCCATTACCAGATACGCTACAAGTTAATGATACTAATTATACTTATCGAGCTTATAGCGACACGGTAAGGAATTATATCAAGGATATCCAGCAAGTGTTAGTCGACCAAATGGCTGAAATTGAAGCAAGTGGTGGCAATGCTGAAGAAATCCAATATATGGTGTATATGTTAGCAATGTATGTGAAGAGCTATTGTGAGATAACTGGAGATAATATGATACATATCCCACTGGCTTATATCCAGCAGACTAATAAATGGAAAACCTTACCATTTGATTATCTAAAAGCTTATTATACCTTTGGTAAGAATACCCTAAGTATTGCTCAGACCAGAGACGGTCAAATGAAACTAGGGTTCTATGCTAGAAACTAAAAAAGTCGCTCAAAAGTATTGACTTTTTAAAAAGGTTGTGCTACAATATAAATACAATAGCGAAACAACAATAAGCAGTAATAAAAAATAGATTGATTGAAATAGCTATTTTAAAACATAATAACCATAATAAAAACCACCGTAGGTGGGCTAACTGAAAGGAAGAGGAGTTTCTATGAAAATTGAAATCAATCAGATTAAAACTAATAAAAAGAACATTGAAGTCCATATCATTCCAACCGAAGATATGCGATACGAGGAAATCTAATTATGGCACTATTTGAATTAAACACTGTTAAAGATAGCGTTAAAGATGACCGTGATAAATATATTGGTGGTTCAGACCTACCAAAGGTTAATAACCCAACCAGTGCTGAACGGTTAATCTTTGAGAAAACTCACGAGCAAAAGGACTTTACCAGCATTTACACTGAGTTTGGAAATATTGCTGAACCGTTGATTAGGGCTTATGTGAGTGAGGAGTTTTATGATAATGAGAGTATTGAACCAAGCACCACTATCATAGAGAGAGAGGGTAAGCTTGGGCTTCGTGGCAACTTGGACGGTGATAACACAATCCGTCAAGAAGTGATTGAGATTAAAACCCTTGGTGAGAATTATTATGATGACCCTAGTGCGTATGTTAAAAAGCTTGAAACTTATCGTATCCAAGTCGGCTACTATATGATGTTGAAGAAATATCAAAAAGGCACTATCTTTATCTTTAAGCGACCAGCAACGCTCCTTAACAAGTCTTTTGATAAATGGACAGTCAAAGAAATGTATGAACGACAATCAGAGGTTGAAGAGTTTATCATTAAAGAAATGGAAGAACGGCTTGAAATGGTCTATGTCAACCCAGATGAATTGTTTATGCCACTCTTTGATAAATATACTAATTTGACTGATGAAGTTAATCGCCGAATTAAGCTAATCGATAACGCTTTTGCTAAACACGGCGACCGCCAAGAAAAGACTACTGAAGGTGAAGATGAAGATTTGCTCGTTGAGTTTAAAGAGTTGGAAGAAATGGAAAAGACTGTTGCTACTCGTAAGAAAGAAATTCTCGAACATTTTATTGAGAAATATCACGAGAATGAAACCTTTGAGATTGACGGCAATAGCTATGTCTATACAGCTGAACGGACTGGCACACGTAAGAGCTTTAACAGCAAAGCATTTGAAAGTGATAATCCAGAGCTGTATAAGAAATATATTAAAGAAAGCACAGTAAGTTATAAACCAAGTTTGAAAGTGAAATAAGATGTTTAGAGTAATTAGAATTAAAAATAGTCAGTTGCTTTTACGCCATATCTTTAGTGATAATGATGTAAATCTAACGGTTAATAATCCAATGTTTTATACTGATGACAAAAGGATTAAAGAAGATATTAAACGGTTAGCTGAGCTAGGCATTGAAGCAGTTGAAGAAAAGTTAACAACTGAAGAATAAGTTTGAGAGAGTTATAATTGCGGTGGAGATAGATTTTATGAAGTTTTACTTAGAAACTGGTAAAGACTTTAAAAAACTAATCAAGTATTGTGATAAGGGGCGGATTAAAAAAATCAATGTGGATATGTCGAAAGCCCCTTATCCACTTTCCAAAAAAGCACGGTCAATTTTATATCACCTTGAAAAAAATGGTATAATTGTAGTATGGAAATAGAATATAAAGGAAGCACTGGTGATAAAGACACGATGCTCTTGGTCGGCAATTTAGTTTGTGCGACTGACCATTTGTTAGAGAATATCATCAGTAAGCCAGAACAAAAGAAAGAGCTACTGCCGATAGCGTATATGCTCGACCAGAAACGCACTGAGATAATGAAGAAACTTAATCTTCCAGAAGAGCAGTGGTGTTTGTTTAAACACTTAGCGACAGCAAGAGTAATTGCTCAGGAAGTGTTTAAGACTGGTGCGAATGAAACATATATCCAAAGTATTACTGAAATATTAGTGGCACTATTTGGTGAAGAATATGACACTTGTGGTGCTTGTAAAAAAGACAAAGGAGAAACAAATGACCGTCAAACGGAAACCGTATAATAAATCAACTGGGCGAGATTATAGCTATGATAAAGCCTATCAGAAATCGCCTAAGCAAGTTGCGAATCGTGTCGCACGCAATAAGGCTCGCCGAGAAATGATTAAGAAACACGGAGCAAGTGCTTTAAAGGGTAAAGATGTTGGACACAAATCAATGCTGATTAACTCATCGAACCCTAAAAAAGTTGGTTATAAAATTGAGAGCCGTGCTAAAAACCGTGGTAAAGATAATGCGAAAGTCGCAAGGAGAAATAAGAAATGATGAGCGAACAAGAAATGCTAAAACAAGATAAAGAACGATTAGAACTTATCAAAAAGTTAATCAAATCTGTAAATGATTTAGCTAATACAACCTTTGATAAAAAGATTGAGTTGCTACCAACTGAAAAAGCTTTAGAAGCTTATGAGAAAGCTGACAGCGTTGAGCGAGAACTTCAAGTTGCTCAACTATATCAAGAAACAATTGACCGATTGCTCAAGGTTGCTTATACTAAAGGCTATATTGATAAAGATGTTCGAGATAAAGCAGTCGAGGTTCAAGAAACATATGATACATATTTTACAGAATATGTTGAACCGCTAACGAGAGCGTTCAATTATATCCAAGAACAAAATAAAGCTTTTGAAGAGTTTGTCCAAGAGTTTTCAGCTGAAACGCTCAAACAAGAAATTGCTGACGCTTATCAAGCAACATTCAATCAGTTAAAGAAAGACAAATCAATTAAGAAACGAGTTGATGAAATCTTTGATAAGGTTGATACTTATGGCAAATTGATTGATAAACAATTAGAGTTAAATATTCTAGCTAAAGAACGAAAGTTCAGTAGTGTCCCAGTAGTGGCAGAAGTAAAATTGATTGAGCTAAATAAAGAATTACAAGAGAAATATCAGAAGCAATTAGAAGATACTAATAAACGATAAATAAGAAGATAGGAGTAGTGGAAATGGAAATTATGAGGTTTGATGATATATATCAGAAAACAAGTGAGGTAATAACCATTGACGACTACTCTTATTTTTTTTCGGATAAAGAAAAATCACAAGCTCCACTTTATGGTGCTTTTGTGTCGAGTGATAAAACTCGTAAGGTTCAGAGTATTCTCTATCGCACGGCACTAACTATTGATATTGACGGACTTAAAGGTAATGATGAAATTGCGAAACGCTTTATTGTGCGAATGATTGAGTATCTCAAGAGTAATTTCTCAACCTTTGTATTTCACGAAACCCATAGCAGTAAAAAAGATGACCGCCGTTTTCGGATTTTAATCCCGATTGGTAAAATCTCCAAAGACAACTTTAAGTATTTTGCTCAAGCTTTTTGTGAAGATATGGTGAATATGACCAAGACTAAAGATTATATTGTCTTAGATAAGAAAAGCTTTGAACCACAACAACTGATGTATTTCATTCCAAGCTATAAATATCATTTTGTTTATGGCTCACTTAATGATAAAAATAATATCGAACAGTTTTTGCCACGAGCCAAAGAGCTAAAAGAAGCTGATACTAAACCAGAAAAACCAACCACTCAACGAAACTTTATTGGTGGTGGCTTTTACAACTGGTTGAACGCCAAAGGTATGACTTATTATCTTGATAAATATTTTGCTGACACATATCAGTTCAATCGTATCTTAAGCGACGGACAGTTTGAGTATAAAGACTTAAATAGTAAGAAGAAAGCTGGTGTGCGTATCACTAAAAACAATCAAGTAATGACTACTTGGCACGACGGTGATATGTATACTAATCAAGGTAATGGAGCAAGAAGTGCGAACATTTACCAGCTCTTAAAAAATAAAGGTATTATCAATGAAGTATATGAGGAGTTCCGCCGTGAAACTGCGTGATTATCAGCAAGAAGCATTTGATAAAGTAATCGCCAGTGATGAACATACACTGGTAGTATCACCTTGTGGTAGCGGTAAGAGTTTGATTATGTCGGAACTCGTGAATTATTTTTCAAACAACGGTAAAAGAGTTCTATTTGTTGTTCATCGAAACAACCTACTCGACCAGTTTAATAATCACTTAAAGCGTTATGATAACTTAAATTGCGATGTTCTTTCGCCTCTACGAGCTTTAAACTCAAATAATGACTATGACATCATCTTTATTGATGAAACTCACCACGCAACGAGTAAGAGCTTTCAGAATGTGTTTAATAAATTTGATACAGCACGGCGGATTGGTTTCACTGCGACACCGATTCGCTTATCTGGTGAGCGATTAGCGAAACCTATCAACAAATTTCGTTCAGCCCCCTTTGATGAAGTAATTAACACCATTTCAATTAACGAGCTAATTCACCGTGGTTATTTATCACCCTTTGATGTCAAAGCTGGGGACTGGACTTTATACTTTGATAACCGCACGATTAAAACCGTTGCTGGTGAGTTTAGCTCCAAGTCAATTAGTGAAGCGTTTAAGACTGATAAGCTCAAAGAGTTGGTTGAGAACTTTAAAGAGCTTGCCGAAGACCGCAAGACGATTGCTTATACTAGTTCGATTAAAATGGCAGAGCAACTTGCTGAAGAATTAAACAACCAAGGAATTGTTGCGAAAGCTTTTCACTCCAAATTATCTGCTCAACAAGTTGATGATTATATCGAACAGTTCAAAAACAATCAGATTAAAGTTTGTGTTAATGTTGATTTGTTTGGTGAGGGTTTTGATGTGCCAGATTGTGATTGTGTGTTGATGTTGAGACCAACGAAATCACTATCACTATATATACAACAGTTTATGCGGTGTATGCGGATTGACCCAAACAATCCAGCTAAACGAGCATTGATTATTGACTTTGCGAACAATACTAAAATTCACGGTGGCTTACTTTCAGCCGAGCTAAGAATGAAAATGAAACAAGAAAACGAGCTATTAAAGTTTTGTCCCCAATGTGAAACACTCAACTATGCCAAAGCTAAGATTTGCGACAATCCAGATTGCCGTTTTAAATTCCCAGCTGGTGGTGGCTTAGCTCAAAAGAAACAGCCAGAAGAAATCAAAATGGCAGTTGAAATGAGCGTGGTTGATTATACGATTGAGAGCGAATTGAAGTCGATTGCTAAATTAGATACTAACTTAATTGACGATATAACGACCAAGTTTATTCATATTTTAGCAGTTGGTATCTGTGCCAAAGAAGATAAGAAAATGGCAGAAAAGCTCAAAACAATCACTAAGACACCACTCTTTAATCACATTAAACAAGTCGAACCAAACCTTGAAGTCATCAATCTCTTTTCTGAGCAGATTGGTGGTGGTCAATATGATATGGATTATTTCAGAAACAAATATAAAGCCTATCTGGATTGGAAACGAGAAATGATTGACAAGCGTAAAGACGAGTTGGTCAAACTTAAAACCTTAGCTAAATATTATAATCGACAATTAAGCTTGCCCTATGTTGAAGAAGCAAAGAAACAAGAGTATCGAGAATGGCTATTAGAATATAAGCAAAATGTTAAAAAATATTTCAAATAGGTATTGACAAAAAGGTTATGGTGTGCTACAATGAATACATAATCAAACAATAACAATAATGAAAGGAGCTATAATATATGACCGAAGAAATAGATAAACTCATAGAAGAGTTATGTGAGAAAGAAGTTGAACGCACTGGATTGCCACTTATATACGATGAAGAAGAAACATCAGAGATAAAAACAAATGGCGGAAAGGCTATATACTTCCATCAAAAAATGTCATTCGATTTAGAGGGTATGGGTAAGGTAGTTATAAGAAATCAGAGGGACTTACATTTTGAAGATGGAAAGTGGAAAGCTCGTAATCCTGACAGTTTTTATGGATATACTCTGAGTATAATGGTAAATGATTTCCCTATAACACCTTATATCAGTTTGTATGATTTTATAAGTAAGGAAGAACTTCTTGAAAAATTATCATCTAAGGAGTTTAAAACAATGCTCGATAAACATATGAAGCTCAAAGAAGAGATAGAAGATATAAGAAAAGATGTAAATATATTTATCAATAAGAGGGAAAAATAATTATAAACTTAATAGAATATAAACTTAATAGAAGATAGAGGAAAAAAAATGAAATGCTACAAACTTCTCAAAGACCTCCCGACATTTAAAGCTGGCGAAAAGTTTTTTATTAGTGAAAGCGGAAATCTTATAGCTGGAACACCAAGAAATCCAAAACAAATAACAGTTGAAACATTATATGGTATTCCAAAGAAAATAGATTTAATGACTTATGCTAATGAAACACTTAAAGAATTTCCGAATATTCTAACAGATTGGTTTGAAGAAGTTAAAGCAACACCAAGTGAATATTATTATATAACTGATGACGGCAATGTAGATTTCGTGGTGGAAGAAGAACCTAACCTTAGCCGAAGAAGAAAAGCAATCGGAAATATCTTTGAAACCAAAGAAGAGGCTGAAAAATATCTTGCGTATCTCAAAGCTAAAACAATTATTAAAAAAGACGCAAAAGGCTTTAAACCTAATTGGCAAGATACAGATGAGGACAAATGGTGTGGTGTGTGGGATATTGTACATAAAGAAGTATCTACTCATGTCACTTGGTATAGTCAAGAAGATATTATTTATTTTAAATCAAAAGAAGATGTCGAAGAAAGCTTCGAAAAACACCCAGAAGAGTGGAAGACTTATTTAACTTATGAGCAATAAATATTATTACAAAATAATCATTACCACTGTATATGTGGATGACACGAGTATAGAAAGCTACTTAAATGGCATTTATATAGATTATGATAAAGCCGTGAAGAGAGCTGACTTAATTATGGAGAGTATACTAGAAGATATTAACTCAGACTGTGAATATTCCGTAATTGGAAACGGCTTTGGAAAAATTAAATATCAGATAAACACCGACTTTGTAGAACACCCTAAAATATATAGTATATGGGTTGAAGTGGAAGAAAGTGGAGAGATATTAGACTAATGAAATACAATGTAGGGCAAACTGTTTATACGGTCAGTATTATAGACGATATAACAGAATACACTATTATCGGCAAAATAGAATATAAAATCTTAGGATTTACTTATAAAACCAGATATGTTTGTAAGCCCACACCAAATAATAGGTTTTTATTAGATAGAGATACAAAAGTCATAAGTGGAAGAAAATTACACAAAATGATAACAGATAATAAGGATAATCAAGATGGCAAAACCAAAGTTTAGAGATATTAAAATTCAACGCAACGGTAAATTTAATACCAACGGCACAGTTCACGAAACAATCGAAGAAGCGTTTGCTTATTGGGACAAAAAGCTACCGAATAATAACACTACTTATCTTATCTTCTCTAACAAAGTTTTTCCAGAAAATGGTATAGAAGTAGATTGTAGTATAATGTGTTTTTCGTTAGACTATGCGAAGAAATGTTTAGGGGTATAAAAAGGAGATAATAAAATGAAAGATTTTATAGAAAATATAGATTGGTTTGGAGTGTTTGTGCTCTTGTTATTTCTACTTTGGATAGGTTTTACTGCTTTTATGTTTATAGAGGCTGCTCGAAATGAACCGCCACAATATAGTGCTGATACAAAACGAAAACTTAAAGTTTGTCAAACCTACTCAACCGATTTTTGGCGAAATGATATAGACTTTATCGACGGAAAATGCTATTACAAAGGTAAAGAAATGGAGATAAAATAAGGAGTAAAAAATGGACTTTGATGAATATCAATATTTAGCAATTAAAACCGATACAGCTATAGACGCAAAATCAGATAAAGAACGCTTTAATGGTTATATGGAGAAAGTGTTAGGATTGGCTGGCGAAACTGGTGAAGTTGTTGAAAAGATTAAGAAACATCTTCGAGATAAAGATAATGTTTTTTATCTAACCACTGAAGAGCTAGAAGAACTCGGAAAAGAATTAGGAGATGTGTTGTGGTATATTTCAGCAATCGCTGAGTATAATGGCGTAGGTCTACAATATATCGCAGAAAAAAATCTTAAAAAATTGGAAGACCGACAAGCACGCAATAAGATTCACGGAAATGGAGACAACCGATGACGCGAGAAGAATATAATAAATCAATTGAAGCACAGCTCAAACGAGTTAAAGAAACTTTAATTAAGAAGAATAAAGAATATTCAACCGATAGCTCACCGCTTCACAATTTCCACCAGAGTGCAAAGCTCTTACGAGTATCACCGAAAGAATGTGCGTTAGCCTTTATGGTAAAGCACTTGACTTCGATTATAGATATGACCCAAAGTGATATTGATTATCCAATGGAGCTATGGAGAGAAAAGTTAGGCGACGCTAAGAATTATATGATTTTAATTGAGTGCTTAGTAGAGGAGGAAAAGAATGAAGAAGTATAAATTGCTCAAAGATTTGCCCTGTGCAGAAGCTGGTGAAATCTTTCAACAAGGCTATGATGAGAATGATAAAGATAATATTTATTTATTCCAAGAAATTTTTGGAGCTAAGCAAATTAAAATCTGGCTAGACTATATTGATAACTTCGATGAATGGTTTGAAGAAATTAAAGAACTAGAATTGCCAAAAGAGTTTTTCTATGTTCTTATAAACAAAATTGCTAGTGTTAACTATCTTACTTATTCGTTCGATGAAGAAACTAGGCAAGAGTATAGAAACATAGTAGAAAAGCATAAAAGTGTTGGAAACTACTTTGAGACCAGAGAAGAAGCTGAAAAATATCTTGAATATCTAAAAGCTAAAGCAATCATTAAGCAAGACACTAAAGGCTTTAAACCAAATTGGAGTAATAGTTATAGTTATGTTCATTTCGGTTGTTGGAATAATAGAAGAAATGAGCTTTATGCAGATAGCACTACTTCTAATGAGACATATACAACTATCTATTTTAAAACTAAAAAAGACTTATTAGACAGTTTCAAAAAACACCCAGAAGAATGGAAAGTATATTTGACTTATGAGCAATAAGATAAGAAATATAGATTTTAAAACTTTTATTATCAACTATATTCCCAACATTTATGAAAGTTATTCAAAGGATTATACTCCTGAACCAATCGAAATAAATTTTGCATATGGAGATGAAGATGAGTATAATCATACAAAATTTCTTTTTGCGATTGATTGGCATACACGCAATCTTCAAGACCTCGAAAAGATTTTAAGTAAAGAAGTATTTAATTCTTATGTCGAGAAATTCTGGCTCGACCAAGATAATAATAGGATTTGCCTTACACTAACTAAATGTAAATATAGAGATTAAGGTATGAATAAACCTCGAAAATATAATGACGCAAGAATTAAAGCTATGTTAAATCCATATCTGATAAAGAAGAAAATCACAAAGAAATATTTCCTAAGTGATGAAACTAAGCAAGAGCTTGGTATAAAATCACCAGAAATTTTTTTCGAAGTAGAAACTACTCAACAAGCAGAAGAGAAAGAGTTTGAGAGAATTATGAAAATTGTTAAGGACTTAGAATGAAACAAAAAATAATTGAGAATATAATAGAAAAATATTACACTGGATTTGAAATCACAGATTATAATGTTAAAGAATTGCCAGATTTAATTTTAGGTATTAAAGCCTATGATGAACCTATATTCAATATATTTATATTAGAATTAGAAGATGATGTCTTAAAAAGACTTGTCGATTGGAGCAGATATATTAGAACGACATCTCGAAAAAACTACATATTATGTCCCAAAAATAAAGAAGATAAAGTTAAAAAGTATGTTGGTTTAATGTCTGGCGAAATTTCGATAGAAACTTATAATGACAAAAACGAAGTAGAATTTTAACAATTAAATTTCAGCCTTACAAGGGGCGTAAGCCCCAAGGAAAGTTTTCTATCGAGGGGAAATGACTAAAAGGAACACTTTTAGTCGTCCCTTGTAGGGCTGGAAAACTGGCTGAAAGCTGGCTATTTTCAGATGGATAATGGGGCGGTTTATAAAAATAAGTAAAACTAAATAGCTGGGAGTTATCCCTATAATCTCGTCGTTCCACCAGACCTTTTCAGCCCTATAAGACCTAAAGGACATATTGTTCAAATAAATTATGCACCCTTGCCCACGGTGTTAAACTGGGCAAACCTTATAAAAACACTCTGTAATAAATTTGTGGTAGCGAAATCTTTTCGCTTCCCAAATCTGAGCATAACTTTTAATTACAAATAATAATGTGGTAGTTATAATAATAGGTTCTGTTATGTTCAGTTTTGGGGATTAGACAAAAGCAAGCACTTCATAGCTCCCTAAATACTCTACTCTATTAGGACACATCAATTTTAATTCTCAAAGTGCTTTTGCTAAACCCAATAATAACAATAATAAATAAGGAGATAAAATTGGCTGGAACCAAACAAGGTGGTAAGAAAACCGCCCAAACAAATCTGGCTCGCCACGGTAAAGACTTCTATTCTAAGATTGGCAAGAAAGGTGGAGCTAGTAGTAATACTGGTGGTTTTGCTTCTGATGTCATTGGTAAAGACGGTCTCACTGGTCGAGAACGAGCAAGTCGAGCTGGTAGAATTGGCGGCTTAAAAAGCAAACGAAACCGAAAGAAAGAAATCGAAGAGAACGAAGAAGAGTAATATAAATTTTAAATTATATATGGTAAAATAAGAGTATGAGCAAACTAAATAAACTATACATTGCAATTCAAATAATTCTAATCACGGTGATTTATTTTACAATCCCAAATTCACTTATCTTACAATTAGTGCTATGGGTAAATCTATTCTTTACAACTTTTACTCTATCATTTGCAGAAGCAACAGATGAAGAGTTTTCAGAATTTGAAAGGGATGTTAAAATATCGCTCAACACTATCTGTTATGAGATAGAACGATTAGATATTGTTGTTGATGAACTTAAAACACCTAAGAAGAAAACAACAACTAAGAAAACAACTAAAAAGACAACAAAGAAATAAGGTATAGATATGGTGGGGACTTTTACTTACATAGGCAAAGACAATCAACAACTAATAAAGGGTGAAATCTATCAAATAGATTTATTAGATGTCAGTAGAAATTGCTATGAGGGTAAAAGTCCAGTTTTAATTCGCAAGGCAAAAAATATTAAACGAAAAGAGCGTTGTTCCTTTTACCATAATTGTAATTATGGAATTGGAGTTGTGGTAAAAGGCACGAACTACTCATATATCTATCGCACTTGGACTACTTTTTTAAAAGATTGGAGAGAAGATGATTGAACGAAATGAATATACAGTTATAAATATACCAGGGAAAATGCTTGGTATTAAGAATGGCAAGATGTGTTCGAGAGACGGTAAGAAAGTTATTGACAAGCCAGAAATTCGCAAGTTTAAGAAATGGCTCACAGACTATCTGGTTGAGAATTATGGCGACTTAAAGTTTGAGGGTAAAGTATCAATCGGCTATCGTTTTTATATGGAAGATAATCGCCGTATCGACTGTTCAAATATGCTCCAAGGAATTGAAGACTGCTTACAAAAAGCTGGTATTATTAAGGACGATAGCTGGCAATGGTGTTCAATTGCTTATGCTGAGGGTGAGCTAGCTAAGAACAAAAAAGAAGTGCGAGCGGAGGTAATGATTATCGATGAACAATAAAGAAGTTGTAGATATATCTCACAATCTTAAACTTGATGAAATTCGCCATTATAAGGATACTGAGTATTGGACAACGATTGATATTTGGTTGTATCTGACTGGGGGCGACAGCACTATCATAAGCCATAAAGATGTCGTCGATTTTTGCCGTGAAAACGAATGGACTTTTTCGGCAAAAGGTAAAATATCAATCAAGCGTAATGGTAAAACCTATAGCGGTTATGCTGTTAAACCAGACAATGGAATTAAACGCAAAACCAAAATCGTTCGCACACTTACTGTATCAACCACAGTTCGAGATTATGTTTTAGAACTCTTTAATGACTATGATTTATATTATGATTGGTGCTTGGAACAACACCTTGAACCTCTTTCAGAAACTAAGTTTAAAGAAGAAACTCGTATAATCTTTCATTAGACTATTGACTTTTTGAACGAGGTGTGCTATAATGAGATTAACATTGAAGAACAACAATAATAATAATCAATTATAACCAGTTATTCTTTGATGTAGTAAAGTCAACAAATTAAAGCCAAAGGAGAATTATATTATGGCACTATTTCAAATGACAGAAAGATTAACAAACCCAAGTCAACGCAACTACAATTGGAAAGGTGGTGTTTTATCACAAGGTAAAAAGCTAACTTTCGCTCAACGAGTTGTATACTATGACAAAGAAAAACAAGAGAATGTTTTTGCTAAACCCTTTGAGTTTGCAGTCCTAGGTATTTCATTCTATATTACTGGACTAAACACAGAGCGACAAGGTAAAAATCTTCGATACTTGAATTATTTTTCAACTGAAGTAAATTACACTGGTGATTGGAAGAAAACAGTTAATACTCCAATTACCGTTCGAAACAAAGACGGTGTAGTAGCTGATAATACTACAATTAGCCGAGCAACTAAAGAATTGCCAAATGCTAAAATGGGTATTCGCTTGTATATCTGGAACTATGAAACACAACAGATTGAAAGCTTCCTAACACAAGGTTCTTCATCTGGAGTTGTCCGAGATATTCTTTTCCAGAACGACCGATACAAAGGTTATCCAATTAACCAAAATGTTTGGAAACTATCTGGTGAAGAAGAAGCAACAACTGGTTCAACAGTATTTTATAAACCAGTATTCACACCAGTGCGTAATATTGATGAAACTGGTAAAGATAAAGCACTTGTTGACCCAGCTCACAACATTCAATACTATCTTAATGAAGTAGCTAAATCAGTTGTGAACGCTATCAATGACGGTAAGGAAAAAGAAAAACTTCAAGAATATTTGGACAAAGAACCAAGTATGCCAGATACCACTGAAGTATCGGGTGAAGAAGTAGACTTGAGCGATATTCCTTTCTAGTCAGTTGTAAATAGAACTTTAAAATCACTACACTAAAGGGGGAAGTAAAGGGTTTTTATTTATTTCATTCGTTCTATCTCTTTACTTAGTGAACACGCTGGACTTAATTCACAGTATAGTTATGGTTATGTTTATTATTGTTTTTGTTGTTAAGCTTGTCTTATACTTGTCCTTGGCATAGGTGTTCCCCCCTTTTGTGTAGTGATTGGTTCATTACACAACTCAAAAAATCATCTATTTATCTGTTTTAAAAAAGCAACCCTTAATTGGGCTGCTTTTTTATTTGTTAGATTTTTAGGTTTCTCAATCGTTCAGCTTGTTCCTTATCAAGTAGTAGCATTCCATTTCCGACTTGAACATCAAATCGTTTCTTTAATGCTCTCGCTCCAGATATATCACCGTCGTTCTTCATCTTCTCCATTCGGTCAATTGCTCGCATAGTTGCGTAGTCTGAACCGAAACTTTGAAGTTTGCGTGTATCTTTATCTGTGCCAGTAAGATGTTGGATGTATGATTGAGCATAACCAGCTGTTTCATCAAGCCGTTTATTTCCATAAGCTTGTTTACCCTTGTTATCTTTCTGCCAGTCATTCGGAACCATTGTAATATCACCTAGTTCTCGAATAACTTGTTTGTTATTAAGCACAAGGTAAGGAGTATATTCTTCGGTTAATCCCATTACTACTGGTGAGAAGTAATTCTCCATATATTCTTTTTTGAGCTTATCAATTTCAGCATAATCAGCTTTACCAAGTTTCGATTTACGGTTGTAAATCTCTTGGATTTTATTCTGATATTCTTGGAACTTCTGTTTGAGTGTTTGATTTGAACCCTCAATCTTCTGCTTTTTAATGTCCTTAATTTGACCTAACATCTTATAGTATGAACCTTGAAGCTCATTTTTAGCATTGTCATATAGGAAGTCTGCTGACGGTTTCTCTGGTAAGTTCATACCAAGATACCTTTTAACTGCTTTATCTCGTGCTGAGTAGTAAGCAGTCTTTTCAGCTTCGTCCAAATCTTCATCGCTATCGAGTAGAGCTTGATTTTTAGGCAACATCAGATTGATAATCTGCTTTTCTTTCTTGTTATCCCAAACGAAGTATTTATTACCAGCAAATTGGTTCATATAGTTGCGTAGCTGACTTTCAATTTCTGAACCAAACTTATCTGAAATTTCTTGTCGCTCTTTGGTTAGCTCATTGATTGCCTCATCGCCAAGACCTTTCTTTTTAGCCTCTCGGATTTCTTTATCTTTTTGTTCTAACTGTTCAAGCACTTTTTCTTTACGCTTTTCAAGGTCGTTAATTGTATCACGGAACATTGAGTTGACATAGTCATATTTCGCACCCTTTTCACCATTCGCACCAACATCACGAGCAAAGGTTCGCTTAAACTGTTGTCCAAGTGAATAACCACCTTTATCTTCTGGTGCAGCATTAGGGTCAACAATTCCACTTAGGAAGTTGAGCAAAACATCGAAGTTTGTTCCAAACAATCCTTTACCAGCTGAGTATAATCGTCGGCTAGTGAGATTGCCGTCTTTAGTTTTACCGTCGATACCAAGTTTCTTTTCAAGCACTTTACCGATACCTTGATATGTATCACTACCGAAGTAAAGACTTTTGCCAGTCGCAAGCTCGTATCCAACCTTGCCAATATCTGGCACAACTGATGAGCTAATTCGACCAGCTGTTCGAAGAATTTCGCTAAATGGGTCATTTTGGTCAAACCGCATATCCATTACTGGTGAGAAATCAATCGTTGTAAATGGTGTTGCCGCTTTAAGTAGTCCACCAAGATAGTCTTGTGAGTTCTTATAACGACCACTTGCGATACCCTCGATTGTTCCAAACAAACCTTGCAATTCTTGTGGAAGTGGTAGGAATACTACATTTTTATCACCTAACACAAAAATGATATTACTCTCTTTAACATAGTCTGGGATATTATTATAAATATCTCGGTTCTCGTCCTTGAGGTTATTGTTCAAAATAGTCAATGCTGGAGCAACTGCATACATCATAATCTTCGAAGCATAACCTAATGGGTCTTGTTGTATCATCAACCTTGTTGACCTTGAGCCAGAGAATGTAGCATTAAGGTATGAAGTTCCACGACTAATAGAACGGAAGTTGTAATTTACAGCACGGAAGTCAGTTGTTGCGTTTCGTCCAACGAACTCTGCTTTAGCCATAGCGGCATTTATATCTAAACCTTTGTCGATTGCTTCATTTAGCCCAGCTGAAATGTTCGACAAACGGGACATTTTTTCAAAGCTATCATTAGGTTTAGTTATCCATTCATAACCAAAGTTGAAAGCTCGTTTAGCTTTACCATTAGTTAGTTTCTCAACTGTTTTATTATTCATAAAACCACTGTGAGAACCAAACTGGTGGAAGAATGTATCATCAGCGATACTTCCTAGGTGTAAGGCATTTCTTCGAGCAGTCTCATAATCAATGCCAAATTCTTTCATAAGCAGATTGGTTGTTAAATCAGCATTCTTTAAGATTTGAGCATTGAATTTTTCACCACGGATACCGTGTCCCCGAATACCAGTCATTATATTATCGAACGCACCAAAGCTTCGACCGCCAGTCATAACTGCTGATTGAATTGTATCTCGTGTAAGGTTTCTTGCACCAGCAATCAATGGGGCAGAAGTAGTATTAAATCGGAACATTCCAGATACAGCGTCAGCAACACCCCAAGCATATTTCTTAAAGCCCTCCAATTCTTTCTTATTATATTTCTCATTGAGATATTTCTGAAGAACTGCTTTAGTTGCTGGGTCATCAGTTGTATATTCACTATTACCAGCTCGCACCTTGTCAATATCATCATTAAAGGTTTCGCCCTCAATATCTTGTCGAGCTTGTCGAACTTCTTCGTGCTTATTAGCTTCTTCATCACCTAATAGATTATAAAACTCTGCACGGTCTTTCGTTTCACTCTGAATTGTCTTTTTAAGGTTCTCCATTGTTTCGGGGTCTTTACGAACGTTGATAATCGTATCCCCAAACTCACGAACTTTGCTCTTAGTCTTTTGAATATCTTTACGTGCTTCTTTTAGCACATCATTTCGGTGGCTATAGAGCTGTTCAATCTCATTCTGGTGAGCAATTAAATCTTCACTACTCCACTTACCAATATTCTGTTCTAGCTCAGTTTGGAATTTCTCAATCGACTTGTCGATATTCTCTAACTGTGTCTTGTAGTCATCAGCTTTAACACCTTTCGCCTCGATTGATTTCTTAACCGCTTCGAGTTTTTTATCACGCTTAGCAGTAGCGTTGTCAAGTTCTTTTTGTGTTTTCTCAATGACTGCTTTGTTGCTTTCGGCTAGATTGACTAATTGTTTATGTCGTAATTCAAGTGTCTTACGAGTTTCATCAATTAAGATATGTTGAGCAATATGTTCCATACCAGCCTTAAGTTCATTGTTATCATTAAACAAATTCTTAACAGTTTCTGGAAGTTTACCGTCAAAGATTGTTTCCGATAACTGTTTCATTACCTTAAGGTTATCTTTAGCAGTTAGTTCACCACTTCGTAGCACCTCTCCAATATCTCGTGCGACACCTAGTCGAACATTAGTAATTTCGTCAAAGCTATCTAGTTCTTTAATGGTATCAGTTTGTAGGTCGTGAACTTTGTTTAAGCTATCACTTAAGTCATTAACTGCCGTATCAAGCTTAGCATACTCACGAACATTGCGTGTCATTACACCTTGATTGCGTATATCAACTCGACCTTTTTTGATAAGCTCTTCAGTCTTGAAGTTCTCAATTCTATCTTTAAGGTTAAGAGCTTTCTTCATATCAGCTTTATCACCAGTTTTATTCGCTTCGTTCATTGCTTTAACATACTGGTTTTGAACAGCGTTCATATGCTTTGGCATTTCGACATCGAACATCTTGTTCATATCATCAGCAAGTTTCACTGCTTCTTTTGGAGCGTTCTTTACTGAGATACTGCGAAGTGTTTCGCTTGCCATTTGGTCGATAAGGTCTGGGTTATTTGCCATTTCGTCATATGCCGTTTTAGCAGAGAAACCTTGTTCCATTCGACGATTAACATATTTATTCGCAAATAAATCTTGAGCAAGGGTCATTGTTGCCATAATATTAGCTGGGTCTTGCATATTATATTCTTTAGTTGCGAGGTCAACATCGTGTCGAACATTACTAATATCTTCATCATCTAACTTGGCTGACACATTGTTATCACGATATTTGCCAGCTTTATCTGGATTGATTTCACGATAAGTAGCATTTGGTCGAAGTGGATTATATTTCTCATTTGCAACATCAATGTTCTTAACCCCAACAGTGTTCATATCATTGAGCAAGTCAGATACTGCTCGAACTCTATCAAGCTCCATATGTCGAACTGCTGAGTTAAGTAATTGCATATAAGCTGAAGCTGGGTCAAGCTTAACTAGATTTGTGTCAGTTGGTTCACCACCTCTAGCGTTGTGGTTCATTTTACCAGTGCTTAATGAAGTCTTATTATTATCAATGTATTTACCAGTATCTAAGTCAATGTAGCCTTTAGACATATAACCCTTAAAGTTCCCATTGGCGTCAACTGTATCCAAGAAACCTTTTGGTCGGATACCTAAATCTTCAAACGCTTTAGTAGCACCACGGAAAGCTTCGTGGAATGTATCAACGAGTTCAGCTTTAGCTTCATAATTCTTGATTGAGTTAACACTATCTTGGAGGTCGTGAAACTTATTTATTTCAGAAGTTGAAGCTTTTTCACCATTCTTAGCTTTGTTTTCAATCTGACCTTTCAACTGTTTGTATTCAGAGATTTTACCAAGCTCTTCAATAGCATTATTATCAAGGAATTTAACACCAATCTTCTTACCATTAAGGTCTTTGATTTCCATATCCTTACCAGATAGAATATTGTATCCAGCTTTCTGTGCCTTTTCAGCAAAGTTTTCAAGTGGGTTGACTACATTGTTCTTTTTGAAAGCTTGTTCTAAGTCATTTGTTGCTGCACCACGAAGATTGTTGCTATCCAGCTGAGCTTTCTGAGCCATAGTATGAAGCTCATCGCCCTCTTTCAATCCCTCGGCTAAAGTCTTAGTCATAGCTAAATCAGCATTTCGAACAGCTGTGCCACGAGCCTTGACATCAAACTTTTCTTTCCATTTAGTTTCATCAATACCCAGCTTAACCTTGTTGTAGGCTTGGCGTGTCATATCGCTTGCTTTTTCCCAACCTTTAGTTGCTTTAGCAGCTTTGCCTAATCCACGGAGAACTGGCATAAGGTTTCCTAAACCGATAATATTTTCAGCAAGGTTTTTATTGCTGAAAGTGATTGCGTCCTCCATTTGCTTAGCGTATTTATTAACATCGCTAGCAAAGTATGAGTAGTCGTCATCTTTTTTACCAGTCTGAACCTCGTGCAATTTATTGATAATATTTGCTCGTGGAATTTCAGTTGCCATATCTTCAGCAATATGGAGTGGTATTTTAGCGAGTTGCCCTAAAGGAGTTTTACCGAACTCTTTTGCTTTACCAGCAACGCTTGCCGCCTTGGCAACATTTTCTGCACCGACTGCACTTTTAGTTGCGTCAATAGCTTTACCAGCTCGTTCACTAAATGTGCCAATATCTTTAATCTTATTTGTTCCAGTTATTACATTACCAGTAAATTCTAATCCTTTACCAACAGTTTTTGTTGCTCCAAGTGCTTTAACACCAAGGTTTGCAACGCCATTAACTAGTTTTGCACTCGCTCCAGTCTTTTCTAGTTTATCAGCAACATTCATAATCTTGCTGACATTAGCTGCTACTTTAGCACCTTGTAATGCTTGTCCACCAGCTTGTAGTCCTGTTCCAATACCTTTTAGAGCTATCATATCACCAGTCGCACCAGCGATACCACCAGCAAAACCGCTCAAACCATTCAATGTATTATAAAGGTCAATCTTTCCAGCGTGGAAGTTATCATTAAAGTCTTTAAAACCTTGATAACCATTGTTATCCACATTCTCTAAAGCTGAGAAAACATTATACTGTTTAACTTCTTTCGGCATCCATTTTGGACTAAATAGACCAGTTGTTGCTTGAGCAGTGATACCCATTTTAGTTAGTCCGTCAGCAAAATTTCTCTCGGCACTGTTAAGATATGTAAAGAAACCACCCTCATTCCAGATACCATTTTCAGCTAATCCATTCTTAGCTGCTGAAAGATAAGCGAGGTTCTCACCACGAGATTGTTTATCGTTAAACCTTACAAGGTCATCACTTCCACCACCATTAGCTTTAATCTTCTCGTTAATCATATCGAGTATCTTTTGCTTTTCATCATTTTGGATACCGTCTTGGAAACCAGTAATTAAAACTGTGCCGTCATCAGCTTTACCCCGATAAGTGAATTTATTTTGAATATCTTGTGGAAGAGCTAATAAAGCTTTATTGATATTTTGCATTTGCTGTAAAGCTTCACCAGTTGGCTTATCTTCAGCCGTAGTTGAGCCACCACGGAAGTTTGCTAATTTATTTGTAGTGATTGCTCCATTAAAACGACCGTCGCCAAATTCCCTTTGGATACGAAGCCATTCGTCATCGTTTCCAACATTCTCTTTCTTAAAAATGTTTTTCCATTCTGATTTCTTTCGCTTGATATTTCCAAGCTCAATCTCGTCATCATCTTTAACATTTTCATCTTTAAGCTTATTAGCAAAGTTCAAGCTATCTTTATATTTATCAACATTCAAGTCTAAATTATTAGCTTTATTCAAACGGTCAACTTCTTTTTGGATTGCTAAGTTTTGCTGAGCCTCTTGCTCATAACTCTTTGTTGTGGCATTGAACATCTCTCGCAACTTATCAACATTTTGTGGAGCAAAGTCAACTTTACCAGCGACATTATTGTCGATATAATTTTTAAATTGTTTAAAGCTATCACTCTTGATAAAGTTATCTGTTCCAAAGACATTGATTTTTCCGTCCTTGCCAACATCAAATCTTGGACCCTCAGTCTTTGCTAACTCTGGGTCTCGACCGATTGAAACAAAACCTTTATTATATTCTTTACCAATTCCATAAGAACCGTTGGCATTTTGAACAACATCAGCGTCTCGAACTTTCATTCCGCTGTCTGTTAAATTTGTTTCGCCCTCAGCTGGTTTTGTCCAACCGAAGTTCGTGCCGTGAGCTGCATTGTATGTCCCCATAGCTTTATTGGCGTCTTCGGGGGTTTGACTTTCTCCATTAGTAAGAACTAGTTCACCAGATTGGTCTATGTATGCCATTATTATTATACCTTTCTTTTTTTTAAAAAATAATATTAAATCAACATTTTTATGGTATTTTTACCCAGTCGCCGAGTTTTTTACCCGCTGTGTTGGCAGCAGCATAATCATTGATAAACGCAGTTCCGTTTGGTCTATTTTTTATATCGGCACCTATACCCAGTCTTGAATTTAATATTCCAGCATAATCTTTATCAAGTGTAAAAGGAGCAACATTTTCATATTTACCAGTTTGTGGATTTAGTCTTACACGACCACTACTAATCCAACCTGAGGCAACATTTGCATTTCCGTCTACATTTTCTATTTTACCTCTTTGTCCAGCCGCAGTCGTCGCTTCACCTTGAACATTACCCATACCACCCATTTTACGAGCCATTTCTTGTTGAGCGGCAGCTTGTTGAGCAGCAGCAGCTTGGCGAGCGGCAGCTTCAGCTCTGGCTCTATCTCGTTTCTGTCGCTCTTTATAAGCTTTTTGAGCTTCTTTGGTTAGCCGTTGCTTTTCGTTTTCTAGCTCTGAACTTAAAGCATTTTGAGCAGCAGTTGTCCTAAACGCCGATACCAGATTAGCTACAGCTGGTGAAGAATATCGACCAGTCATATAAGTGTCCCCTATTCCAGCTACATTTGTGCTTTGCTGTCCACCTCGTTCAGTCCCAATCGTATCAATATGATTTTTCTGAATATCATTTAAGCTATTATTGGAGATTTGTGAAATTGTATCACTAGCTTTATTCCAAGGGTCAGCCGCTTCAGCTCCCGTTGACTGTCCAGCAAAAATCCTATTAGCTGGATTGCTATTGGCGTAAAAGTTCATATCTACCCCAGCTGTTGGCATTGGTGTAGTTTGAATACCACCAATCTTTGGTGTTTCAGCTGGTGCTGGTGCTGTTCCAGTAGCTGGTGCTGGGGTTGCGTTGATTTCTTGACTTCCTAATATTTTCTCTTCCATATTACCTACTTCTTCAAGTCGCTATTAGCTTCCATAATAGCCTCATTAAGTTTATCAAAGGTTTGTTTATATTGCTGACCTTTACCAATAATCTTGTCCATAGTCGTGAGATAAGTTTGATTAGCTTTGGCGACATTTGGCATATAAGTTTGAGCGTCATATTTTATTTGCCCAGTGCTTGGTAGGTTTGAAAATAATAAACCACCTGCGTTTGCTGCGACTGCCATTTGGTCGTGAGCAATATTGCGTTGTTGGTTGAGCTGATTGATTTGATTATCACGAGCAATCCCTTGCTCTTTCTCAACATTGTTAATTAAATCTCGTATGCTGTCATTCATCTTTTTATTTTCCTATTTATATTATAACATTTTAGCTTAGCCGTTTCCACATAAAAACAGTTTGATAAGTGGGGTCTGTATCAGTTTTAGAAACGATTTGAGCGTTCTCAATTTTCTCCCAAGTGCTATCATTCCAGTTCATTAGTATTGCTGGGCTACGGCTATCGTTCTCGTTCATATAGATTGAGCCAACTGGGTAGCAACTCTTTAAGGCTTCAATTCGCACTGTATCTTGTAGCACGATTTTACCTTTCTCATTATCAATCTTGATGTAATCGTCCCCTTTGAATGGATTAGCTGGTGGAGCGACTACACCGTCAACCGTGCTGGATACTAATTTATATAAATCACCGTCCAACTCATACATCCCCATTCCAAACTGTTGACCGTCTGGTTGTAAACCAATTACAATTGCTTTACTACCGTCAGTCGATAAAAACGATTTGCTATATTTTTCCTGTTCGACATTACTAAACAGACTATTCATTCGGTAAATAGTCTGTTGTTTAGTTGAGCCGAAAGCGTTTTGATTAAACATTAGTCAGCCTCCACATTCTGGGTTTCCATTGCTAGCCCATTCAAACCAATATGGTCTTTATAAGCATAGCCCTTAATTCTTAATTGTCCAACATAACACCTTGCGTGTAATCCAATATTCACCATTGTTGAACCACTGTCATTCTCATTGTAGAATAAGTCAGTGTCATTATCTGGATTATCTTTTTGCTTGAAGATTGTTTTAGTCCAGACACTTGGATTATCATTATGGTTTTGGTCAAAACCAACTCGCCAAGTAGTTGAACTCATCTTTGAGAAGTGAGCCATAATCTTATGAACAATCATTAAACCAGTTGTATCTGGTGAATGAACATATTGTGTTTGATATTCACAAGGGATTACACAGTCAAAGTCGCCAGTTGCTGAACCCTCATTGAGTTCCATAAAGCAAAGGTATTGACTATGCGAAGCCCATAATCGGTCAGATTTCTGTTCCGTATAAACACGATAGATATAGCGTTGAGTATCCATAATCCAAGGTGATGTCGTATGTGTTCCAGAAATATCAAAAATCAATTGATAATCATTAACTTGAAGATGTATTCTTTGGTTATGAGCATAGATATAACGGTGTGATTTTTCTGGAATATCTCTAATCAAATTATCAATTAGGTTCGAGTTAGCAGTTGCGTCCGCACCAGAAAATCGCCTAAATCCCTCAGACTTGTTGAAGAAATATACGCTACCGTTATACATTACCATATCGGTTCGTTTAGCCACACCAATCGCATTGCTAAATGTATCTTGTTGGTTTGAAGAGTTTCCGCTCTTTGTGCCACTAAATTCAAAGCCTAATGGTGAAGTGAAAATACTCATACCGTCTTCACGCCAGATTGCTACAGAGTTCTCAGTGTATTTGATAATACCAGTGATTGGTGTCGTTCGGCTATCGTAAGTAGCGATATTTGGTGAATAGAACCTATCGTGGAAGTCCATATATTTCGCACCAGTTCGGTTAATCATTGAAACACAAACAAGGTTCGGACTATCTGGGAAGTTTGCCAGATAGATACGGTTATTGATTAGCTCAATATATTTAGCTCCCTCTGGGGCTTTCAAATTTTCATCAACTTCTGGATTAGCGGTGTGAATAGTCCAATCTCGCACATTGATATATTTCAATCTTGATACGCCGTCAACATATAAAATTCTTCCGTCAGCGAGCACTCCAGAAAAGACTTTCGCCTCTTGTGGAATAACTCCACCGTCTAGAAAGTCAATATCATTGTTTTTAAGGTTAAAGCGACCAATCTTTTTAGTAGCTCCGTTATCTGCTACAAAGATTAGATATGGAACATCTTTCACAATCACTTCAATCAAATCACCAAAGAATTTCCAATCATTAGTCATTGTGCCAACTACTGGAATAAGTGAAGTATTTTGCCAGTTAAGTTTGCTTTCTTTGAGTGCCTCATTAAGTCGTGGAATTACAGTAATTGCTTTCTCACCAGCGAAACCTTTTGCTCCAATTTCAATTGGTCGAGATACAGGGACATAATACTCTTCATCAAATTCGTCAATCACTTCAAAGCGAACGGTGTAATTGCCTTTCACTCCGCCAATTAAACGATAAGAATAGTTAGCGTATTCATAGCCAACTTTCGCTAGGTCAATGAAAGCGGTGCTTTTAGGTTTGACATCTTCACCTTGGTAGTAGTGGATTAGTAGTGTTCCAGTCGCACTGCTACGGTTTCTTAGTCGAACACTTCCACCAATGATTAGTTTATCGGAATGAGCTTTAAAGCGAACTTGAGTGTTGATGTCGAGCTGTAAATCGCCCTCAATTTGTTCTGGTTTAATATCAGTAAAGACTGTTCCATAATCGTTAAGGAACTTCGTGCCAGCTCGTGAAACAAGGCTTGCTCCTTGCTCGTTGTATTTCTCATTAGCAAATCGCCAGTTAGCCATATAAGGGCTAGTAGTGCGAGCTGATTGAAAGTCGGAAGCAACTGTGCTTAATCCACGAAACTCCACAAACTGGGAAGTTTCTTTAACACGCCGACCACGCCTTGATTGCCAAGAGTTTGTGCGTGCGTAGATATGCGGATAATTTCGATACCAGCGTTCTTTTGTGTTTGAACCTTTTCGTGCCATTACCAGCTCCTTTTAATTGTGAAGTCGCTATGGTCTTGTGCCAAATTGTTTTTAAGCTCGTAGATTTCTTTATCGATATTTTCGTATTCAGCTACGGCTCGTGTATCATCGACATTGTAGCGGTGATAATTTACTCGGACAAGTTTGAGTAGCAAGTTCATTAAAATCAGATTGATTGGTAGCACTTCATCGATGTTTTCCAACTTGTAGCGTTTTGGAATGAACTCATAAGTGATATGAGCGATTGTTCCACTTGGCAAAGGTTTCTGCGTTTTGAGAAATGTTCCTTTGAGATTTTTCGTAATTGTGAAAGCGTTATCACACATACAAACACAGTCTTCACAAGGTGAGCAAGGTTTGTGAACAATCGCTTTAAAGAACTGATTATTAAGATAGGTTAAAGGTAATGAACATTCTTCACAAGTTTCATCTGAGGTGAGATAGATTTCTCGTAGGCGGAGAATATCACCAACACTATCATCATCTAGTCGCCACTGGGTTGCTTGCTGTCCGCTTTCGGTGAAGTCGGCAAGCTCGATACTATCTTCCAAGTTAAATGGCGAGAAATGGTTTAGCTGGTTAGCAAGTTCTCGAAGTGCGGTGTTGAGCCAACTAATAATCAATTTTGTAGGATAAGTGTGCGTATCATCACCGATGTCATCTCGCACTTCATCAATAAATTCTCTAACAGTTATTTGTGCCATATACACTCCTTTTTGCTTTCTTGTAATTCTTGCCAACTATGTGTCGTTCATTGCGAACATTCCCCACACCGTCTAATCTGAAATTCTTGCCAAAAATGTATTCATAGAATTTCGTGGTCATAAGCCTATACCGATTTCTGCGTTCGTTATAGTATAATCCAACACTTTCTTTCTTGACTACACCAGATGTGTCAAAGAAGATTGGTTGTAAAATCTTTTTAATATAAATCTTATACCACTTATCGATTGCTCGCTTGCGTGGTTTAAGAAAAATAGGCTTATAACATAAAATTCCATTTCCGTCGATAAACGGAAACAGAACTGGTATATTGAAATATTCGACCTTTTGAACAATTATCTCTTTTGGTGAAAATTGCATTAGCGAACTTTCAACCGTAGTCGTTTCAGTCGCTTCACCAATTCTGTTTTTACAATTCATATTTTACCGTTTATTCCTTTTGTTTAATATACAATTATGCGTTGCTTATCTAATACGCTAAATAGTTTTTGTTTTGTTTGTTCGGTTGTTGGAACACCGTTTGAACCTAGGTAATATGTGCGTCCTACGAGATATTCGTGGCGGTCATCTGGAAGTCGCACAACCCCAGCTGTCGCAATCATATAACTTTGGTTATCGATGAAGTTTGTTCCAATGATTAGGAATTGTGCCTCGTGTCCATCTTTGCTGGCGAGTTCTGGCACGCCGTTATGATTAACATAAGCACCAACTACGCCACCAGTAGGAACGGCAAAGTTTGTTCCAACTTTATCTAATGTAGCAACATTGTTTTTGTCAGCCATTGTCATATCGCTCATTGAGAGCTTACGAGTAGTCCAACTTTCACAACCTGTGCTATCGTATTCTGGTTCAAGCACAAGTAGATAAGCGTTATTCGCACTCATTGAACCGTTATATTCTGGTATTTCTGCTGGATACATTATCTTTCTCCTACTTGGTATTGGTTTTTATATTCATCCGTTCCACAACTAAACACACCAGCCCCCATATTTACTGGGGCTTTACCTTGGTTAATCGTGCGAACTTCTTTATCGAAGTTTCCACCTACACAGTTGTAGATACGGATTGTGCCGTCATCTCGGTTTGTAGTTTTAAAAGTTTTACTTCCACAATCGTAAACCGCTTTTGGTCGCACGCTTGGTGGTAAATCATTAACGATTTTAATACCGCCGTAGATGTCATCATCGAGAACCTTACCGTCATTGTAGTATCGGAGCAATTCGAAACCGATTTGAGCATTCAAATCACCATTTGGTGTAATCACTCCCTCTTTATAGAAAGTATGCCCTTGTGAAACAGTTCGTGTAAATGAAGTTCTAGCTCCGAAACTAATATCCCATACTTTTGTCAATCCACCATTAGTATCAATTGACCAGATATGTAGGGTAAATGGTGTATCATAATTACCAACAGCATTGTATTGATAATTACTCCACACTGGGTCAGAAACAACATATTTAATTGAGTTGTCAGCTTGAACCTCGGTATGAACCTTTACACGAAGATTGAAATGTCCGTCTCCAACTTTGATTTTTTGACCGTCCATCAATGTGTAAAAACCGTTATCAACGAAGAGTGTCGCATACTCTCCGTTGATTTCAGTTCGCATAGAGATGTCATCATTTAGGGCTGTTCGTGAATAAGCTTCAATTCTTGCCATAAATTAAACCTCCTACGCCACGATGATGTCATTACATTCATCAACTTGTGGATTGTGTGTAAAGATACCATTTTGTCGGTCTGGAACCCATTTACCGTTTTCTTGTTTGGCGTGAGTTTCGTTGATATTACCCCAAGCTGGGTGGAACTTATCTTTATTAGCACCAGCTGGTAGTTCGATAGTATCCCATTTCACAACACCATCTCGTGCGGTCAATGTTGCTAGTCCATTTTCTGGAGCTGGTAGGTATCGTGGACAACCGTTTTCGGTAAATACCATTACACCTTTAGCAGTTTCATTTGGTTGAAGAATTTGTTCCTGTGTCTTCCAACCTTTCCAGAAATCTTCACCCTTTTGTTTGAATAGGAAAGCACAACCCTCTTTAAGCTCTTGGGTATCAGCACCACTTGTGTTGCCGACATTGCCAAGGTCTTCAAGGCGACCATATGGAAGAAGTTGTTTGATGTGAACTTTCTGGGTTTCACCGTGTTCGTTCACATATGTCACATTTCCTTGACCGTCCGATGTAAGGTTAGTCAATGTTTCCCATTGTTTTACACCGTCTTTAATATCAAGTTTAGCTGAACAGCCGTCGATATTAAAGATATAACTACCTTTTTTATTTTGAAGTTCAGCGATTGTAAAATTACAATCACAGTTCGCAAGATAACCTCGAGCTGGTTTTGCTGGTTTGCTTTCGCAACCACAATTACAGCCTCGGTTATAATTCAATGCGTTATTATTGTTTGAGCATTCACTACAATTTGCCATTTAATTTCTCCATTATTCAATTGTTAAAGCGATTGGTTTCTTAATGCCAGTTTCAAGAGTTTGAGCCTCTTTCTTTGGTTTAAGAACACTTAAGTCTGTATGGATATTTGTGATATTCGACTTTACTTCGTGCTGGTTGCGTGAAGATACCACAAGTGAGATTTTAGTTCCCTCTCGGTAGATAAAGAACTGGAAGTCTGCTGGAACTGTGCCAGCTAGCTCAACGAGTTGACTGTTATTATCGATAGCAAAGTCGTTGTCTGAAACTGTTAATGAGATTTTAGCATAAACAGTTGATGTAGCTCCCTCACTTTCGAGCGAGATAATACTTTCAAAAGTATTCTTTCCATTAGCAGCACCATTAAATGATACCAATTCTTTAAAGCGATTTGTTTCAATATCTGTTTTAGTTTTTGCAATTTCTTCTTTTTGTTTAATTGGTTTAACTTCACCGTCAAGCGTTGAGAATGAAACATCACCAGTTGGTGTAATCAAAATCTTGTTTGGAGCAAAAGTTGTTTTTGGTTCAGTGATTGTTTCAAACTGTGGCAAAGCACCAGTTGTTCCGTCCAATACACGCCAGTTAGCAGTATTGAACTCACCCTTGATGTCTTGAAGAGCTTGATATAATTTACCGTCGTGAACGACAATATCACCCTCTTTATAGTCAGCTTCTGGGTTATGATTTTTGATTGCGTTTTGTTTTTCTTCTTTTAGCTTTTTGATTAAGTCTTTTGCTTGTTTGTCTGTTTTAATCTCGGTCATAATACCGAACACATCAAAGAAGAATGTTCGTCCATTTTTAGGGTCAACGACTAGTGTGTTGACATATTTGACACAAGTATTATCTGGGTCAAAGTCAACGATTGTTTCAGCAGTTAATACTGGAACGCTAGCCATTTGATAAGTTGGACAGTAGCCGTGAGCTTGAACACCATTGCTTTCTACTTTACAACTACAAGCTTTTTTACATTCGCAAGGTTTGTTGCAGTTGCAAGGTTTTTTGCACTCACACTCTTCTACTTTGTATGCTCGTGGTCGGCATTTCATACAATTTGGATTTATTCCCATAGTTAAGCCCCCAATTCACTTTGAACTAATAGACCAAAGGTTGCGTATTGTCCAGCTGGATTGAATACATAACCCTTTTGTTTTGCGAAATCATATACTACCAAGCTCTTATATACGGCTTCATATTTGCTTGGGTCAAAATTATTTTTGAATAGGTTTCCACTTGAAAGCGTTGCCGTATTTCCATAACTGTCAATATGTACCCATTGTTGAGTTTCTTCAACAAATACATAGTGGTTAGGAAATGCTCGTGCTTCACTCAATGTTTTAACACTTACATGTGGAATTACAACTGGTTGTGTCTTTTCGCAGTCTGCTTTTGAAACTGGAATATAAACATCAGCTGGTTGAGCTGGGCATTCTACTGGGCAATCTTCCAATACACGGTTGCCTGTGTATTCATAAATACGATTGATACCGTCTTCTGAAATAGGTCGCATTATTTTTACCTCTTATTTTATTTTAGTTTTTCTATAAAAATAGCTTAACCCCTCAATCAGAGAAGTTAAGCTATTGTAAAGTTATTAACCAGCTACTGGTGCAGCAGCTTTTTCGCCACAGCAGAAGTTAAAGCTATCTAAGCTAAATGCTGGAACAGCTAATTTAATAACAAGAACTTTCTCTGGAAATACTGTTTTCATACCAGCATACCATAGTTGTGTAATTTTCTCTACCATATTGGCACAGTCGTTTCCACCAGTCTTGTAGATACCACCGTCAATTGTGTGGTGAGCAAATGCGTCTCGTGAAGCAATTACTACATACATTGATTGGTCGTCTTCTGAATATAGTGGGTGGAAGTTTTTGCCCTCTTTGTAGAAGTTTTGTCCGCTAGGGATGATGTTTAGTTTAACACCAGACAATTGTGCTGGAAGCACTTTTGGTGTAATCATACCGTGGTAAACTGAACCAAGTGTGATACCGCTTAATACATTACCAGTTGAATTGAAGAAACCTGATTGAGCAATAGCCATATCAATGTTCTGTGCCAATTCAGTTGTTCCGAATACTTCGAATGAACCTTTGAAGTTTGAAGTCATATATCGGTAAGCAGCGTTAACAGCAGCAATCTGTTGGTCGGCAGTAATTGTTGACAAATCCCAGAAGTGTTTTGTCAATTTTCCAGCGAATGGAGCTTTAGCATTTACCAATCGTGGGTCAACTGTCGCTTGTTTTGTAGCAATACCGTCGCCAACAAGTTTGTTCCAAACATCAAGTGCGTAAACGAATTTTTGGTCTTCAACTGATTTTCGGAATTGTTCCATAAAATCAACTTCAGTCATAAATCGTTCAGTCACTAGACAGTGTTGAGCCATAGCGGCATATCGTTTGCTTAGGCGGAACTCGTCTGGTTCAAATGTTGGAGCTTCACCACCACAAGGGATTGAACAAGCTAATTCTAGTTGTCCACCACAAGTGATACCAGTTTTGTAAGTAAGATTGTCAACTGCAACATTGTCAAGTGGTTTAACATCTCGTCGTTTGTAGAAAGTCAAAACTTGTCCAAGAGCAATGTTCTTGTCGAATGTTCCGAAGTCGATATCAGAGTTATCGAAGAATGTTGTATCCAAGAAGTTCTCATCAAGAGTTGGGTCTTCCAAAATACGGTCTTGGTAGATAGCTCGGATAAGTGGTTGAATTGTATCCATATCAATCACTTTCGACTTCATATCGTTTGTGTAATTATATTTATTAACAGCCATTTTATTTCCTTTTTAGTTTTATATTATTTTTGAATATAGCTTTATCCAAAAAGATACTAACCACAAAGGAGCAAAATTCTAAGAAACTCGTCCAGTCATAAGCACTTGCTTAGCTCGTGCGTAATCTGGGTGTGGACTGTTAGGATTACTGTTAGTAATTCGCACAACTTCCATAGCATTAGCCATAGTCATTTGTCCCTCTGGCACTCGGTCATATTGAGGTGCTGGGGCAGTTGGTTGTGGGTTGCTTGTTGGCATTCCACCATTTTTCAATTGTGCTTGTGAATTTACCATTTGAGCAAACTGTGAAAGTCGCTCACGGTTAATAATCCCATTCTCAACAATCGTAATCCCCATATTTACAGCTTGCTTCAAAATATCACCGTTCTCAATATCATTTTTAATGAATGAGTTTGAACCAGCTACATCTCGTAAAATGTTTCGATTGATTTCATCAGCCATACTTTGTGGGTATGCTGGGGTAGATGTTTGCTGTGATGTTTGTTGAGCAAATTGCTCTGGGTTCGCTTGTTGAATAGCTTGGTCTGTTTTCTCAATTCTATCTTGCCAAACGAATGAAGAATTTTCTTTAGTTGCTTGTTTGTGTTCAGCCACCAATTTTCGCTTTTCTTCAATCTTTGAAATGAAGTCTGAAACTTTATCAGCTCCACCCTTAGAATTGATATACTTGTCAAGCTCTGCGTTCTCTTGCTGGAGTTTCGCTAACTCTTGGTCGCTTAACTGGTTTTCCGTGCCAGTCGATACTTCTGGTGCTGTGCCTTGTGCATTTGGAACTACACTTGGTTCAACTCCGTTTGTATCTGGAACAATATTAGTTGTATCCATTTATTTTACTCTCCTTTTGTAAAGGTTTAATCTTTTTTGTTCTGAGAGATGCCTATCTCTCTATTTATATTATACTACATACTATAAAATAAATATACAATAAAACAATAAAAAATACCCTTTTTATTTAAGGGTATTTTATAACGCGAAAAATATTATTTTTTCTTAGTGAGTTTTGCCATAGCAATGACACCAGCTCCACCAGCTGATAATGCTCCAACAATACCACCAGTCATACCAGCTTGAGTAAAGCCGATACCGTATGAGGCAATCACAGCTGAACCGATAAGTAGCAAATCACCAAAGATGTAAATTCCTAACCGAACTGGTTTTGGAATTAGCTCTTTGAGTTCGTTGAACTGTTCATCTTCATTTAGATTTTCGATAGCCTCGAAAGCTTCTTTTTTGCTGTCTTCTAACACTTTCAATTCCTCCTTTGTAAATGGTCGTTCGTTAATTTTTGGTAGTTCTGGTTTAGTTTCCGCCACTTTTTCCTCCTTTATTTCTGGTTTAGGCTCTTCGATTGGTTTAGGTTCTTCCTTAACTTCTGGTTTAGGTTGTTCAACTGGTGCTGGTGTTGGAGCTGGCACTGCTTGTGGTGCTGGTGCTGGAGCTGGTGCTGGTCGGTTTTCAACTCTTGTGCCAAAATCACCAGCTGGGATTTCAGTTGTAGGTGTTAGCTCAACCCAAACATCTACGCCACCACGGTTAACCTTAGCGAACCAGAGATTAGCATTTTGGACAACTTCTTGAGCAACAAACGCACCTTCAATTTTCACGCTATCTCCAGTGTTAATATCACCGCCAATTCGATACCCCTCATTGTCAACTTTTACGAGCCAGTCTGCTGGGATACCGTTTTCTTCCCAAGTAAAGCCAGTTGGACACAATTCATTTATGCGAACTTCTTTTCGACCGTCATTGATATGTGTTTCAACAACTGTAAATGTTTGGTTAAACTTGAAGTGTGAACCAACATTGATTACATCGTCAATTGCTTCTGGTACTGGTACTGGTGCTGGAGCTGGTTGTGGTTTTCCAGTATATCTAAAGATTGTTAGATACTGAACATTATTGATACCAGCTAGCCAATCGTGGTTATCAATATGAATGCCGTTATAACCATATGAACAGTGAATGATATTATCGCTATCGATAAATTCTCCAACGTGTCCATTAGCACCTGCTGTCTGTCCTTGTTTGCCCCAGAGGAATATATCTCCCCTTTGGGTTGGAATATAGCCATTAGCGTCCGCTTCAATTCTCTGGAAACCAAACTTTGGTAGGTCAACAAACAATGTTTCAGTATTACCAATTCGGAAACCTTGTGGTAAAATTCCAGCATAAATTAGAGAATAGTATACCGATGAACTGCAATCAAAGGAGTTGGGACCATTCCTATTTATCATCGAGTAGCTAACTTTACCTTGCCGTTGTGCAAACCATTCAATCGCTTTATCCATTTTTCTTCCTTTCTTTCTTTAATCTGTCTTTGATAATTTTATCTTCATATTCTTCTCGCCAAGCTTTAATTAGATTATCTATATAACCATTACCTCCACTTTCTTTATATCTTTCAAACGCTCGTTCGATTTCATCGACCTTTTCAGGCTGGGTGTTTATCATAATTAAGATTTCATTCCTTATACCGTTGCGAGTATTAGTTATACCGATTTCTTCAACCTTTTCAATCTTTTGTTCTAAACAATCTAATCGCTTGTCAACTTTATTGAACTGTTCTTGTAAAGATATACTTAATACCTTTTTAGCGTTTTGCCATAGGAGTTTTAAACCAACTATTAGACCACTGATACCGCCAACTGTTGCTACTATTTCTTGAATTGTTATATGCATAATATTTTTTATTTTTCTTTTACATTCCTCTCTATATCTATTATAAAACATCTAAAAAAAACAGTCCATATTTCAGGACTATTTTTCCGATAAAATAAACAAACTAACAACTTTTAAAAGGTTTACTCTTAAAGCTTGTGGAGCAACGGAGTGGAATTGAACCACTGTAAAAGGTTTTGCAGACCTTTGTCTAAGCCACTCGACCACCGTTGCAAACACTAGGGGGAAGAAAAACGAATTAACATTAAAGGAGCGTTTAACTCAAAACCAAATGAAATGAAAATTTTCGTTAGTGCGAAAAGCAATAAAAAGTCTTAAAAACTGCGAAGATGATAAAAATTTTCTCCCCTAATTCAATTATACCATATAAATAAAAAAAGAGATATAATATCTCTTTTAATCAAAAGTCCAAATTCGTAGTTCCCATCTCTTCCAATGTTCTTTGAAAACTTCAATTTGAGCAAACCTAATTGCGTCCTTGTTAGCAACATACCAAACATCATTATCGTCAGCTTTAACGCCACGGACTAAAAATCTTTGATTTTTCTGTAAAATGAATTTTCTAATTCCAAATTTATGTTTTTCGACTAGCATTGACCTTTCAAGTAAAACTTTACGAGCTGGACAAGAGTTCAAATGTGCTGGTGGCTCAATATAAATCATTTTAATCACCTCTTTTCTATACTGAGTTCCTACTACTATTATATCATAAAAAAGCACCTATATTTCAAGGTGCTTTTGTTTTATTCTACTTTAATTCCTCGACCAGCTTCTGCACTATAAACTTGTCGTTCGCCACCGTTAAAATATTCGGTTTGGAGCAACGCTCGCTCGACATTAGCAAGTGTCATATCGCCAGTCAGAGCTACTGAAACAGAGATACGCTTGATACTAAAATCCGCCGAACCACTGCCCTCTGCCTTAGCTTTTAGCTCCTTTTGCCGTGGTAAGGAGCTTGAATAACTCGCTACCATAGCTGTTCCTTTTTCTTGTCCGAAAACAATTTGGTAGCTTTCAACCTCGTGCCAAGACATTGGAACACTTCGTTCATCATAAATCATTTTTGATATTGCCATTTTATTTTTCCTTTCTTTTTATTTTATAAACTATTAGAGATATATGCTCCAGAGCCGTGATATTCATTATATCCAGTTGTTCCAGCGTATTGGACATCACCATTTGGGAAGAATTTAAACACGCCATTACCAACATTTGCATAATTATTGATTAGTGTAATAGAGAGTGATGTTTCATATGCTGGGCGATATTTTTCTGGAATTATTCCGCTCATTGTGCCAGTTCCACGATTGCCGACATAAACTGTATGCCAATATACAACTTGACCAATCTTGAACACATTTATATTTTGACCCCAACCGACACCGAACGAATAAGCAATCGTATCCGAATTGAAGTTCGCTAATTTCTTAGTATTTGCGTCAACTTTTGTTTTTAAATCTCGAACACCATTAGTATTTGCGTCAACTGAAGCCGCCAAGCCTTGATATTTATTATCCACATAATCTTTATTAACATTTGGTCGCACGCTATTGATTTGACTTTCCACCCAACGCTTGTTAGCTACATCTTGCGGTTGAGTTGGGTCTGGGACATTAGCTACTCGTAGATTATTAACATTCAAGTTTTTATAGAAAGTTGTATTGTTGTTGTCAATGCGGAAAGCATTCTGGTTGTCAGTTTTATTCCAAACACCGAACGCACCATTACCATCCGAGAAGAACTCGTATTTTTTCCCGCCTGGGTAATCGAGATATAGACTGGCTGAACCAGAGCCATTGCCTGGTGTAATTGTTAGTCCAGAAAGAGTTCGAGCTTTCGAGTTCAAATTACTCTCAGTTAAAATACCAGCTGGAAGTGTTGGAATAGCTGTTTTATCAGCTTTACCATTTTCTAGAGCTGTAATCTTATTTCTTAGCTCTGTATCGTTATAAGTAGGAGCAGAAGCATTATCACCTCTTTCACCACGCTCACCTCGTTCACCTCTCACCGAAGCCGTTTCAAAAACTTGATTATTGGTTAGAGTAATCCTTAATCCATAGTTATTTGCGAGTTCGATATTCTTGATACCAACACCTTGGATACCTTGCACACCATTTTGACCGTTTTGACCATTTTCACCCTTATCACCTTTTTGTCCTTTAAGGCTTTCAAGCCATTCTTCTTTCGTGCCAGTAAAGCCACTTTCACGAGCAATCTCATAAGCTGATTTACCATTCGCACCGTCAGTTCCCATTCGGAGTGTTTCAAGCTTATTCTTTAAAGCGGTTGTGAAGTCATTACTTGATAGACCTTTACCATTTTCTTTACGAACAAAAGTATCTTTCTCACGGTCATAATCAGCTTTCAAAACATAACCAGATAGGTCAGTATTTGTCGCACCAATCTTTTGTAATCGGTCGCTAATTAGAGCATAGATAGCATAAGGCTCGCTCGCTCCAACTAAATACATACTGTTGCCGTCGTAAGGCTTTGGAACTTCTTGAAGAGTTTGATAAACACCTTTAAAGCGGGAAGTATTTACATTATCAATCAAACGATTGATTTCTTCCTTGCTATAAGTTTGGTTTGGTTTGAGAAAATTATTCTCATTAAAGCCTAAACCAGTTAGAGTAATCTGAACATCGCCCTCTAAACCGTTAACACTATTCACACGGTTGCGTTGAGCATTAAATTCAATATCTTCCAACTTAGCTTTATCTTCATTAGTAAAGTCGTTTGAGCTTAGTCCTTTACCAGCTATCTTGCCGACCTTATCACGGAACAATCGTTGAATACCCTCTTGATGAAGTGCTAACATTTCATCTCGGCTGAGGTTATCACTTTTGATTTTTCGAATATCATTAGCAGTTGTTTCAGTATCAAAGGTTTCAATCTTTTCAACTGCTCGTGCTAATTTTGGTGTATCTGAGATAACTGCTGTCGTGCCAGTTGATTGGTCAACGGTGATTAGCTCGCTACCGCTTTTAACATCAAAGACTGGTGTTTTTTGTGGCTCGACACATTCACATTGCTGTCGTTTTAAACATTCTTCATTAACACACTTAGCCATTATTTATCTTCCTTTCTATCCATTTTAAATCCGTCATTCAAACCACGAACCATTGTTTGAAGATTTTTTACACTGGTGGTGATTTGACCAAGCTTACTTAACGCAAGCTCGGTCTTTCCAGCTGAAAGTGCGGTTTGAGCAGATGTTGTATGATTAACTACTTCATTAACTAACCAATTCAAGATTTCTTTATCAGTGTTGCCTGCTCGCAACGCTCTCAACATTTCATCGTTATACATTCATATCTCCATTCGTTATTGAACCAGCACTGGCTGGGTCTAACCCTTGTGTATTAGGAACTGCCTCATCGCCAATATTCTTCAAGATTTTCGTTTCATTACTATTATCGACGGTCGCTGGGTCTTGTTTATATTCTGGAACTTGTTGCTCCATACTGCCACCAGTAATGTCATATGGATTATTTTGAGCCTCGGCTTGGGTCATATCACCATTCAAATAGTTCAAATAATCATCAGTAGTTGGTGCGGTCTGACCGCTTTCCGCCATTTGCTGATTTTCAGCTTGGAATTGAGCCACATCTTCTGGGGTCATATAAGCATTCAACATATTGCTAATTCGCTCGTTTGGATATTGGCTAACCACATCTTGTTCAAGCTGTAATTCCTTAGCGTGGTTCTGGGCTTGTAATTGAGCTGTATCCAGTGCTTGTTGATTGACTGGCATTGTTATCATACTCTTAATCTCAGCTCGTGTGAACAAATTACCAAAGGCAATTGACAACATCTTCGGCACAAACACTTCTTGATTGATGTATTGGTTATTCACACCGATGTTGAGTAGCTGGCTCGCCATTAAGGCTTTCTGCTGGCGTTCTTGTTCAATCTCTGATTTCAAGCGAACATTTAGTATAGCGTCCAATGCTAATTTCTCAACTGGCACAGTTTCGAGTTCTCCGTCAATCTGAACTTTAATCGTTTTATCACTGTTGTATTTAACCAATAACAGATTTACTACTCGGATAATTTCAGAGAAGCCGATTTCCAAGTTATGAATTAAAGCATTGTGTCCAGAAGCCACTGCTCCTTGGTTGGCTGAAACTTCTTTAGCACTAGCTCGGTCGCCAATCATCATTGCCATATCAATCTGGGAGTAAGCGTTCATTGCCTCTTTAATGCGTTGCTCTCGCTCTTGAATACGGCTATCAAGGAATGATGGGTCATATTGTTTGTTCAAGAAACCAACTGTGCCGTCCATTCCAGAAACACCTACACCAGAAATGTTCGCACTGGTTGTAAGTAGTGCTAAGTCATATTCCGAACCATATGGGGTCATTGTTCCAGCAATGCTCTCATTATGTTTCTTCAAACTCATAATCGAACAGAGTTCATCGAAGTCGTCCATATACATATCCAGTGGGGTAATTGGGTATGGATAATTTGGCACAATCTTATACGGAATTTCAATGATTGGTGATTTAATCCGTTTAAGCAATTCAGTAGGAATTACTTCATAAGCCGTTTCGGTTTCCACCTTAGTGGCAACTTCGAGGTCTTTCTCAATTTTATCAATGATAAATTTACGGTTCACTACGGTAAATCTATCACCAGTAGTCAAGTCCCAGATGTAGCTAATCTCAACATCTTCACCTTGATATTTCTGTTTAGCTTTACCCTCTGGGGTGAAAGCATTCGAAGTATATTTCTCACCAGTATAACAACTGCTAATAATCTGGTTCATACTGCGAACTTCTTGCTCATTGAACATACTACTCTTAATATTCGGATTATTCATTAAGTCCTGAATATTTTTAGCTTGAAGTTGAGCGTCATTGATTGTTTTCATAAAGCCACGCTTAAACTCAACCTCTTTTTCAAGGTCTTGCCACGAAATCATTTTATGAAAACCAATGTAGCGTGGTGATGTTCGGCGATAACGAATTGGGTCAAGAATAATATTGCTGAGCGAAATCAATTCGACTTCAATATCCTTGGTCTCTTTATTAAATGTTGGATAGTAGTATGTCGCACCATACAACATCAACTCTCGAACTGATGTATCTCGGAGCTTATCCAAGCCATACATATAATAAATCTGTTCATCAGCCAGTGCTAACATCTGTTCCAGATTCGTATCCAACACTTGGGTCTTATCTAGGATTTGCATTTCAAATTGTCCAATCCCACCAGAAAGCTGGTTGACATTAGTTTCAACCGTTTTAAAGACAATATCATTTTTACCGTCTGGGATTAACTCACCAGCACACTTGATACTGTCAATCGTTTCTTGCGAAACACCCCTTTGGAGTGCTTGTTTGACATCGAACTTTTGAGCCAAATCTCGATAAGTATTTCGACTAGGAATATGATTATATGCTGATTGATTACGGCTTGCTTGCTTAATTCGTGGGAGCAAAGCACGCTTACTTTCTTCAATCCATTGAAGCACATAACCATATTCCGCATTTGGGTCTATGTAAGTCATTACTTAAGTATTCCTTTTTATTTTAATATTATACGCGTAGAACATTAAAACTGTCCTACTTATATTATACTATTTTTAAAAGAATATTACCATCAACGGTGGGGTCTGAAAGACATACTATTTCTCGATGTTTTTGAACAGATTATCTGGCAAGGTCAAAGCCCAGTTGACTAGCCCCATTACAAGGTCATCGTGGTAAGGTGTGCCATCTGGCTTATTACCACAAGCTTGGGCTTTACGGCTGCCACCTTTACCAACATAATTAAAGTGGAGCAACTCTTGGAGCGTTTCTTCATCTTTCGGCATATACTTACCCAAATTCATTAAACTCTTCAAGCGTTCAATCCCCTTGGCTTTACTTGAAACAGTCATCTTCGTGCCAACCGCCTTGTATGGATTGTTGCGATTATATCGTTTCGCATCGAAGTAGAAATTACTATAACCACGATTACGGAGCAAAGTTATCAACAGCTCCCCTCGGTTATTCTCAACATTTATCCGTGCTGTATTGTAATACTTGCCCAAAGCGTAAGCCAGCTCAGCTATATCCTCTGGTTCATTCTTCGATACATATACAGCTTGGTCTTCGAGCGTGATTTTATCTAATACTCGCACCGAGGTATTGTCGGCTTCTTCCCCACCAAACGCTGGGTCAATCACCATTTCATATTTTCGACCAAGGATTGGCTTATTATAAATCGCAATGTCCCATTCATTACCATTCACAATCTTCCCCTCTGGGGTGTAAGTCGCATAACCGATTGGTTCAATCTTTTCTTTCTTCATTTCTTCCAGTAGCAGCGATGTTGAGAAGACTGGGCTATCGCTGGAAACAAACGGCTCTTGCCAGTTGCTTGGAAACTCTTGTCGCATTGCTGATAAGTCATTCCCTTTCTTCGTTATCAAATGGTTGCGATACCACGCCAGTTTAGGTAAGCGTAAGTGTTCTGGGATTTCCCATTTTTCCATTTCTTTCAAGATTTCTTGCTCATACTTAGTCAAGGTTTCTTTGAAGTTAGGGGAGGGTTTCGCAATATACTCCTCCATCAGAAACCAAGGTAGGAACAAAAACTCCATTTCTGGGTTATTCTGTGCCTCCACCACACGGTCATAAAACTCGTTAATCCCATTAGCAGTGGAAACATACACCAACATCGATAGCCCATTATTCGGAACCGAAGACACCGCACCTTTCTCAATAACCCCCACATTCTTATAAAACGCTACCTCATCGAGGATAATCGCCTGTGCCGTTCCACCTCGACCACTCTCACCACTCATCGCTGTGTGATACCGCACTGTATTATTGCGTTTCTGTCCCTTAAATCCGATACATCTAATCTTGCGTTCGCTCTTATTAAACTGAAAATCCCCAAAGAAAGTAGGGTGAAGCATTTCAATCATTGGCAACATCTTATCACTGGTGATTTCTTCCACAATACTACCAAGGTGGAGGAAGTGTTTCATATTTAAAGAAGCATATTCTTTATTATTAAACTTAATCAAGATATACAACTCCAAGGCTAAAAGCACGGTGGTATATCCCATTTGCCGTGCTTTCAAAATCACCAAGGTAATTGGTCTAGGTTTTGGAGCAAAGATATACTTCAAGAGCAGATTAGCAAAGATTGTCTGGGCTTTATTCAAACGCAGCGGCACAATCTTACCATTCTTATCATAAATACTCAAACACCTTTCACAGAAGTATCCAAAATCACTTAATGCTCTCAGCGTTTCTTCCTTAGTGAGCGGTGGTCGCCGTATGGTATTCTTAACCAGCTTAGCCATAATGCTTAATCTTTCTGTTCGTTATTGTTTAACTGTTTAGCACGACGCTCCCTTAATTCTGCTTCGCCGTGCTTCGCTCGACGCTCTCGAAGCTCTTTAAGTGTCATCTTATGATTTGGGTTTGCTTTTTTAGGGGTGGCTGAGATTGTTGCTTTTTCTTTTTTAGCTTGTGCTTTCTTTTCTTTCTCAACATCAGCTTGAACAAGAGTATCAACATAGCTATTAACCTCTTTAAAGAACGCAAAATTAACCAATCGTAATGAACGAGTGAACATCTGTTGAACCATTTGAGCTTGCTGTTCTCTTGTAAGGTTTTGACTAAGTGGTGACCCCAGTGCTTGCTCAATCGACACCAGATAAGGTTCAATTACTTTATCTGTTAGCTCTTTTAGTTTATCAAGTGTAAAATCTTGTTTCATACAATTAGAATTCCTTTCAATTAGATTATTCAATTGGTTCTGCTTGCTCAAAGAGGTATGCCATTTCTTTTGGTTTCGTGGTTAGGATTGTTTCAATATCTTGGGTCATAATAATATGTTTACCAATTTCTGGAAAGATAAACACCTTATCTGAACCAGCGTTCGGTCTTTGTAGATAGTCGAGAACCTTACATTTATCGGCAAGCTCTTGGAGCTTTGGGTTTTGGCGTAGCTCGTAAATCCGTTTATGTTCCCAATACAAACGATAAAAACTAGGTGGTGTAATATCTGGAAATTCGCGCTTTTGATACTCTTCCAGTAGCAGTTGGACTTTCCGTTCTAGATAATACTTAGCATTGCCACAATTACAAGTGATTGCGATTATATTTGTATCCATAATTAGTTCCTTTCTTGTTGTTAATTAGGGCTATGAATTAAAGATTTCATCCCACATATCTTTGTCATCATCATTCTGCTGGTTGAGTGCTAATTCAGCTTTCGCCAGTGCTTCTTTTACAGACTGGAAAGTCTTGATTTGTGTATTGACCAAAGCCACATAATGACTAATTTTCATATTGGGGTCTTGGAGTAAGTTATCAATTAACTTCTCAGTATGCTGAAGTGATTTAGCAACCGCAATCACAGCTTGGTCAGCGAGGGAGATTGAGTTAGCTCGCATTCTGGCTTGGAGCATTAGTAGCACGCTATCAATTCGCTCACGATACTTGGCATTCGCCTCAACTTCTCTGAGCTGTTCGACCGTGGGGACAAAGCCAAAGGCTTGTTTAAAACACTGCTCTGGTTGTAAATCACCAGAAAGCACCAGCTCAGCATAGGTCTGGATTTGGTCATCAGTCGGCATATTAGTTTTCGCAAGTTGGTTCTTCATATATATATTATAACATTTTTATAACTTCTTTTACAGTAAAGTAAATTTTATTTTATATATTTGTTAACTCCTTGCTTGACCTTGTATGCCACTGCCACTAGCTATTATTTTATTTTATGTCAGCTATAATTTATACGCTAGGGTAATACCCCCCCCATTCACTCCAAAAAAGTCGTTCAGCGTAGCTGAATGAATATGATATATGGTCTGGGGTCTCTGCCCCGTCGCATTTTTTAAAATGCCCTTAAAGCATTCTATTATCTATGTTCGCTTTTTGTTCGCTTATAATATATCATCGAATAGTTTTACACAATTCTGTTGAAAAATCCCCCCTTTTTTTATTATTTTTCTTTATTTTTTATTAAAAAAGTATTAAAAAAGTATTGATTTTTTAAAAACGATATGTTATAATGGAAATACAATCAAAGAGCAATGATTG